AATATGATGTATGAAGCAGTAGCAACTTCTAACGCCACTTCTTATGCAACTTCAACAGCTTCATTTTTACAAACAATTCAAACACCTGTGTCGAGCCAAATTTTTGGCGCGGTAGCCAGTGCAACTTATTTCAACATGATTGTTGTAAAAGGCACAGTGTCAATCAACGCTGGCGGCACATTCATTCCGCAATATTCGCTATCAGCCGCACCAGGTGGGGCTTACTCAACAGCCGCTGGTAGCTACATCCGAATCAATCCGCTTTCCGCATCTGGCGCAGCGACTAACGTCGGCACTTGGGCATAAGGAACAATCATGGCTATCTCAATCTCAGGAACATCTGGCATATCCCAGACCGGGTCGTTTGATTCGGCATCCACGTTTGGTTTCAAAAACCGCATCATCAACGGCCTGATGATGGTCGATCAGAGAAACGCCGGGGCAGCACAAACCATCACTGCGGCAGCAGCATTGGCTTATACCGTGGATAGGTGGTATGGTTACTGCACAGGCGCGAACGTCACAGGTCAGCAGGTTGCTGGCGCAACAACACCATCAGTCACCCAGAACAGATACAGGTTCACAGGCGCAGCATCAGTTACCGCCGTAGGCTTTGGTCAACGTATTGAGCAGAAAAACTGTTACGACATGGCTGGCTCTACCGCAACATTGTCAGCAGACTTGGCTATATCGGCAACACTGACTACAGTCACATGGACGGCATACTACGCCACAACCACCGCAGACACGTTTGGCTCATTGGCTGTTCCCACAGTCACCCAGATTGCCACAGGTACATTCACAGTTACTTCAACTGTTACCAACTTCTCTACAAACATCAGCGTTCCTGCGGCGGCGACAACAGGCATACAGATTGTGTTTACTGTAGGCGCATTGACAGCGGGTCTGACATGGACAATCGGTAATGTCCAGTTTGAGAAGTCTGCAACAGCAACGAGCTTTGATTACAGACCATATGGGACTGAGTTGCAGTTGTGTCAGAGGTACTTGCCAGCGTTTAATGCTGTTGGTGCAAGTGACCCAATCTGTTCTGCATTTATGCAATCTACAACGGCATGTAGAGCTGTATTTCCACACAAAGTTTCTGCAAGAGTACCGCCAACTGGCGGAACATTTACCGCTGGAAGCACATTTCAATTTTCTGGAACTGCGGGTGTTAATGGTTCTGGCTCTATGTCTTTTTTAGCAGGTTCTACAGAAGCGAGTTGGGTGCAAGTAACTATGGGTGCAACTACAGCAGGAATAGGGGGTCAATTAGCGGCTGTGTCATTGCCATGTCAAATATTATTAACAGGATGTGAATTATGAAAATATATAAACTTTATAAAACACCATTTGGCAAAGACGCGGCAGTCACGGTCAATGAAGATGGTTCTTCAACCAGTTTTTTGTTTGATCCTGCCAACACCGACTACCAAGCCTACCTTGCATGGCTTGCAGAGGGCAACACACCACTTCCAGCGGATGAACCCGCACAAGGAGCATAAACATGGCAGTCACAATTAGCGGAACATCCGGGGTAACGTACCCCAGCGGTGGCATAGATAACGTAGCTGGCGCAGGCGTTGGCACAACCGATACTCAGACGCTGACAAATAAAACGTTGACCAGCCCAACAATTACTGGCGCGGCAGTAAGTTCAATGGCATCCAGTGTTATTACCTCTGGCACTGCTGTTGCATCTACCAGCGGTACAAGCATTGATTTCACAAGTCTACCGAGTTGGGTGAAGCGTATTACTGTGATGTTTAGCGGCGTAAGTACGAGCGGCACAAGCCCCATTCAAATTCAAATAGGTACATCTGGCGGTATACAAACGACAAGTTACACAAGTGGCGCATGGATCGCAAACACAACAAACGCAAACAGCACAACAGGATTGTTGATTACTGCTGGTGGCGGTGCAACATACTTATTCGATGGAATGGCATATTTAACACTATTGAATAGTGGAACAGGACTATTTACATTTAACTCAATTTTTTCTGGCAGCGTTTCTGGTATGAATTCTATTGGCGGCGGGGCAAAAACATTATCTGGAACACTTGACCGAGTACGCATCACTACAGTAAATGGAACGGATACCTTTGATGCTGGTTCAATCAACATTCTTTACGAGTAAACACCATGACACACAGAATTGAAGTTAATTGCGAAACAGGCGTAACCACTCAGGTGGAGTACACCGCTGAAGAACAAGCTGCATACGATGCGGCAGTAGTCCAACAAGCAGCAGAGCAAGCCGCAGCAGAAGAAGCAGCACGACTGGCGGCACAGCCTCCAGTACAAGGGTAAAAAATTGATCCGCTCAGCCTTCTTCTTGCCGCCAATGCCTGTGTCGCTGCTATCAAGCAGGGATGCAAGCTGTACAAGGACGCTAAAACGTCTTTCATGGAGGTCAAGAAGACTGTCGATGAGATTGTTTCTGATGCAAAGCAGGTTCGCAGTTTTTGGCAAAAGTTGTTCGGAGCAGACCCCGAGCCGCCCAAGCCTGTGGCGAAAAAGAAAGAAGCCTACGTTGCCGTTGACGAAACCCAAGTCATGGCAGACATTGTCAGCCAGCTTACCAAGCTTTTCAGGCTTGAAGAGCAACTAGCAACGCACATCCGGGAGGAAGAAGAAAAATCCAGAAACGTCTACGACCCCGATGCCAACTTGATGGAAGCTGCATTGCAGCGAGTGATGGCACAGCAGCAGATGGCGGAACTGATAGTGACGGTTAGGGAAACGATGGTGTACCAATCCCCGCCTGAGATGGGGGCGCTGTACAGCAAAGTGTTTGAGATGCGGGAAGTCATTCAAGAGGAGCAGGCGCAGGCAAGGCTGAAACAGGAATCGCAGCAGAGGTACAAGCTATGGCAACGGCGGGAAAAGCAAAGAAGCTTCCAAGCAAAGTCAGCGTACCTAGTGGCGACTACTATATTCCTCCTGTATCTCTGGGCGTGGCTCCTGTTGTTGAATCGGTGGGGGAAGACATAATGGGCTGGATTGCTGCTTTGATTTTGGTCGGCCTGATGTTGCCACTTCTGGGAATGCTGTACGTGGACATCCTGACAGCAAAGAGTGAGGTCAAGGCGCAGGTGGAAAAGGTAGAGAAACTCAGGCGAGAGCTTGAACAGAAAGAACGGGAAAAATAATGTTGCCCATCGTTGCATCCTTACTCGGTAGCTTGGCTCAAAACGGGCTGGGGCTGCTATCGTCCGCTATCCAAGCCAAAGGCAAAGAAGTTGTTGAGAACACGCTGGGCGTGAAGATTCCTGACAATCCAACCGCAGAAGATGTCTCCAAGCTGCGTGAGTTGCAGTTTGCCCATGAGGAGAAGCTCCTTGAGCTTGGGATTGAGAAAGCCAAAATGGAGTTGGCTGAGATGGAGATGTTTGCCAAGGCTGCGCAAAGTGATGCCGACAATGTTACAGATCGCTGGCAAGCCGACATGAGCAGCGATAGCTGGCTGTCCAAAAACATCCGACCCATGTCCCTGATTGCCATTTTTATAGGCTATTTTCTGTTTGCAATGATGTCAGCGTTTAATTACAACGCCCGTGAGTCTTACGTTTCCTTGCTTGGTCAGTGGGGAATGCTTATCATGGGCGCATACTTCGGTGGCAGAACCATTGAAAAGCTGGCTGAACTGAAAGGCAAAAAATGAGTCTATCTGACGAACAAGCCGCATTCCTGCTGGATGCCTGCAAACTCATTACCTACGCCACCGACCAAGGCTTTAAAGTCACCGGTGGTGAGCTTGCCCGTACACCTGAGCAGCAAGCCATTTACTTCAAGACGGGCCGATCAAAGACCATGAAGTCCATCCACCTGAAACGGTGCGCCATAGACTTGAACTTCTTCAAGGATGGGAAGATAATCTGGGACAAGGCGACCATTGCGCCCTTGGGCGCATACTGGGAGTCACTGCACCCAAAAAACCGCTGGGGCGGGAATTTCTCCAACCTTGTAGACTGCCCTCATTTTGAGCGTAACGTGGGTTAAAAAATGTTATTACCTTTTTTCTTCCAGTACAATTTCATGGCATCAGACTGTCGCTTGCGTTGCTCTGGTGAACGAAGTGTAGCGGCACGTTTTGCAGCAATAACCGGGTCACTGTTTAAGACTTTATGGAACTCCCGCATGGGGTGTGTTGTATCTAGTAGTTTTTGGCGCAGTGCTTCTTTGTGCGCGTCGCTATGTTTTGCTTTACCTATTTTTTCTTTTTTCCGTGCTTCACGAAAAGCGGGGTCATCCCATTTTGCCTTAATCTTGGCTCGGACTTCTGGGCGTTTAGCGGGGTTTGCGTCCCCCATAAATTTTTCACGCACATCAGCATCTTTCATCCGTTTACGTTGTTTTGCACGGGCTTCTAAGCTGCGAATGGGGTGGCGCGGATCAAGCATGGCGATCCTAAGTTTTTCTTTGTGTTCTGGGGTTGGTGTATGAGTACCATCTCCGCCACTTGTAAGATTGGTGAGAGTTCCCTTGCCTGTTTGTATTCTTCCAAATTCAGCAATCAATGCGCGTTCAAGTGCAACCCCATCTTCGACAGAACTTACTGGTCGAATCTCTACGGTAATAAGATCTACCCCAATTTCAATCAATTTTTGTTTACACAGCCAATTGCGGTTACCGTCGTTGCGTGGGTTTGTACGGCGGCGGTTTTTTGTAAATCCAACATAAAATGGAACATTGGCGGGGTCTTTCCAAATATATACAAACACGGTGTTCTCCTAATTGATGGCGGGTCATTATAATGCTACAAAAGATGTTGTTCAAGCCCGGTGTAAACAAAGAAAACACACGGTACACAAACGAAGGCGGCTACTATGACTGCGACAAGATTCGCTTTCGCCAAGGTACGCCCGAGAAGATCGGTGGCTGGGATAGGATTTCTGGGTATACCTACGTAGGCACTTGCCGATCACTCTGGTCATGGGCTTCCCTTTCCGGCATCGTTTACGTCGGGGTTGGTACTTACTTAAGGTTTTACATCGAAGAGGGCGGTCAGTACAACAGCATTACGCCGATCCGAGCTTATGGAACAGGGCTGGTTGGCCCTTTTGCAGCTACCGCAGGATCAACCACCGTCACTGTGACAGACGCATCTCACGGCGCTACTGACGGCGATTACGTTACATTCCTTGGCGCTGTAGCTCTTAGCACGCAGACGTTTACACGTACAACAGCCACCAACTTTGTATTGTCCACGGCACTTGCAGCCAATACACCTGTTGTCCTTACGATCTCTTCTGGCGGCGCTTTACCGACCGGACTGCTGACCGGGGTTCAGTACTACATACAAGTAGTGTCCGGCACAACAATTCAGTTTGCCAACGTCCCCAGCGGTGCAGCGGTCAGTACATCAACGGCTGGCTCAGGCACATTCTCTTTGTATGTAAACAGTGGCTTAACAGCAGATGTACTGAACCAGAGTTTTGCTGTTACTGTTGTGGACGGCAACACCTTTACTATCACTACGCCGGTAGCGGCGGGAACCTATGACACAGGTAGCGGTGGGACAGTTAATGCCTACTATGAGATTCACATTGGCGCAGATAATGCCCAGCCCATCACTGGCTGGGGTACAGGGTCATGGGGTTCAGGCTCATGGGGTACAGGGCAGTCTGGTACGTCTGCGGCTCGTCTCTGGTATCAAAACAACTTTGGTCAAGACTTGATCTACGGCTACCGTGGCGGAGTAATATATTACTGGAACGCTTACATTGGCACGCAGCTATTGCCTTTTACCATTACTATTGCCGTTCCCGGCGTTGTAACTTTGTCCAGCGGCTCCTTTATTAACGGCACAGCAGTTGTTCTAGAGTCCACCGGTACACTTCCAACAGGTTTGACGATTGGCACAACCTACTACACAGGCGGAGCATCAGGCGCAACGGTAAGATTGGCAACGACCTACGCCAATGCATTGGCAAGTACATTCATCACGACCTCTGGCACGCAGACTGGTACGCACTACATCCTGCCTAACGGTATTCCGGTCACCTCCTTGGGCGGAGCGTCAGATGTCCCCGCCCTTGCCAATTTTATAATGGTGTCGGATGCCAGCCGTTTCACAATAGCATTTGGTTGTTCAGTCTATGCAGCCACAGACACAGTGGTAGACCCCATGCTGATTCGTTGGTCTGACCAAGAGTCGGTAGTCAACTGGACTCCGGCGGTTACCAACCAAGCGGGTTTCTTGCGCTTATCTCACGGGTCGGAGATCGTAACCGCTGTACAGACCCGGCAAGAGATTGTGGTCTTCACGGACACTTCTATTTATTCACTTCAGTACCTTGGCCCACCCTACGTCTGGGGTTCGCAGCTTTTGGGCGATAACGTATCTATAGCCGGATACAACACCGCCCTCGTTGCATCTGGAGTTATTTACTGGATGGGCGTAGACAAGTTCTATAAATACGACGGTCGGGTTCAAACCCTGCGTTGCGACCTGCGTCAGTTTATCTATGGGGACATTAACCTTGACCAACAAACGCAGTTCTTTGCTGGCACAAACGAAGGCTTCAATGAAATCTGGTGGTTCTACTGCACATCAGGCTCTACGGTCATCGACACCTACGTCATATACAACTACGCCGAAGATATTTGGTACTACGGCACAATGGGCCGGACAGCATGGCTGGACTCTGGCCTGACCAACTACCCGCTGGCGGCAACGTACAGTTACAACTTGGTGTTCCATGAGTACGGTATCGACGACAACACAACGAATACAACGCAAGCCATAGAGGCGTACATCACCTCATCGCAGTACGACATTGGGGACGGGCACAATTTTGGCTTTGTCTGGCGCATCGTGCCTGACCTTACCTTCCGAGGGTCGTCTACTACAGGGGATACCCCGCAAGTGACCATGTACTTACTACCGCTCCAGAATTCAGGATCAGGCTATAACGACCCGGTGGAGTCAGCCAACCAGTCGGTTGGCGGTGTGAGCTACGCCAACATAGACCGCATCGGCACATATACGGTAGATCAGTTCACTGGTCAGATTTATACCCGCGTGCGTGGTCGTCAGATGTCTTTGAAGATTTCATCTAACCAGATTGGCACGATGTGGCAGCTTGGTGCGCCCCGTATAGATGTGCGTCCTGATGGGCGACGAAGCTGATGGCTACGTTTGACCCCAAAACGCTTGATTTCCGCAACCCGGTAGCTCCAAACCTGCCGCTTGCAACGCAAGAGTACGACCGTCAGTTCCAAGATCAGTTTGAGAACATTCTGCGTCTGTACTTTAATCAACTTGACAACATGTTTGGTTCTTTGCTTGGGCCAGCCGGTGGCAAGTATCTGAAGTTCCCGTATGGTGCATTCCATGACTCCACAACTCAGACGGCGGCGGCAACAGGTACAGCTTACGCTGTCACGTTCAACTCTACAGATTTGAGCAACAACGTGTCTATAGGCACTCCGACATCCAGAATTGTGGTTGCCGACCCGGGCGTCTACAACTTCCAGTTCTCTTTACAGCTTGATAAAGCCTCTGGCGCAGCAGGCCATACTTACATCTGGGCGCGTGTAAACGGAACAAACATTGCCAACTCGGGTAGTGAAGTTGCTATTCAAGGAACTACGTCAGAAGCCATCCCTGCTTGGAACTTCGTCCTTGAGATGCAAGCCGATGATTACTTTGAGTTGATGTGGAGCGTGGATGACACTAACATCCAGCTTAAAGCAGTTGCAGCAACGGCTCCAGTACCTGCCATACCGTCAGTGATTTTGACGGCAACCTTTGTCTCAAGACTCCCAACAGTGATATGAACGATCTAAGTACAAACCCTAACTACAAAAAGATTCCGCTTGATTACGTGGAGTTTGATGAAGTCGATGATATTTGGATCCGGTCATACACAGTGGAGAAGGCGCAGACTGTCCTTGCCCAGCATTCCCATGCTCATGACCATGCAACGATTGTTTCACGTGGGGCAGTAGAGCTTTGGCTCGATGATGAAATTATTGGACAATATGCTGCCCCTGCTGTGATAAAGATCCCTGCTGGAAAGAAACATCATTTCAAAGCGTTGACAGACGATGTCGTTCTTTGCTGTTTGCACAACTTGCGTGGGACTGACTTAGCGTCGCCCGAAATTAAGGAGTAACACCATGTTTATTGAAGCATTTGCGCTTGCCGCCCCCGAAGTTCTTGGCGCAGAAACAGCTTTTGCCTTTGCGCCCGAAGCGTTATACGGCGCGTCTGAGTTTGGTACTGCGGCAGCGTTTGATGCACTTGGTGCGGGGGCGTTGGGTGCGGGTGCATTAGGTCTAGAAGGTCTCGGCATGGCGGGTCTGGAGGGAATCAGTGCCGCTGCGCCATCTCTAGGCGAATCTATCACTCAAGGTATTCTTAGTGGTGGCCCCGGTGCTGGCGGTGCTGGTGTCAATGAAGCTTTAATAGCTCAGCAACAAGCAAATGCTGCACAGGTTGCAAATTCTGGAATGCAGCAAGCAGTACCAATGGTAGAAGCCCCAGTTGCGCCACCTGCATCACCAGTAGGTTTAGAACAAGTGCCAGAACCACTTTCTGAAGCTGCACAACGAACAATAGAAGGGGCAAAAACGTATGGCCCTGCAACCAATGCAGAATTTGCTGATGCGCAACTACAAGCAGAAAAGGCTAGAGAGGCTGCAAACTATGAAGAAACAATACAGAATCTATCAAATAACGGAATAAAACAAGTAAGCGCGGCTGATACTATGCCTCAAATACCGTATGACGCTGCAAGACCAATGGCTAGTTATCCGGGTTCTTATCCAGAAGCTCAATCACTTTATCCGCAAAATGTAGCATCGCAAGTACCGAATGCGCCTTCGGCAATGAACGACGCCTCTAATGCAGCAAACCGTTTTACTGATGCAATGCAAGGGCCGGGTACAAATTCGTCTCCATTTGGCTCCCCATCTGCAATGAATGAGGCTTCTGGCACAAGTCGTTTTACTGACGCAATGCGGGGGCCGGGTACAAATTCGGCTTCTACCCCAGTTCAGTCTGCAATGAACGAAGTAGCGGGTGGACAACCTGCGCCATATGAATGGGCGGGGAATAATGCCAATCAAATTTCTTCTGTTGCAAGTGGGCCAGCAGGCGGAATAGCAAACGGGCCAGCAGGCGCAGCTACTGATCCTTTATCCACAGGCTTCAACAAGGCGCTTGACTTTGCCAAAAATAATCCGTTCTCTGCGGCATCTATGGCTTATACAGCCTATAGCTTACTTAATAAGAAAACACCGGAACAACAAAAGGCTGAGGAGTATAACGGCCCGCTGAAGAACTACAGGATGTCTCCTAACTTCCAAGGACGTCAAGCTAATCCTGCTGATTTCCAATATACCCCAAGAACCTATGCTGAAGGTGGGATTGCTTCTTATGACAAGGGCGGTGAGATTGCAATGGACTATTGGAGATCCCAGCAGCATCAGGCAGCCAACCCGCCGTCTGGTAAGTCAGATCCCGGCGCTCGCTATGCTGGCGATGTTGTTTATGACCTTGACCCAGATACTAAGTATCTTGATCCAGTAACCGCTGCGCAAGTACGCATGGCGAAGATCAACAAACGCGCCAATATGCAGACCCCGGGTATGAAACGTCCTACTCCGATGGGACAGTTAAATCTTGCACCACCCGGAATAAAAGCGGCAGCGGCAGCTCAGTCTATTGACCCGGAAACTTACGCGGCGCATGGCGGAATCATGCACTCTAGTCTGGGTGGCTATGCTACTGGTGGAAACCCTAGGCTGCTCAAAGGCCCGGGCGATGGCATGTCGGACAACATTCCTGCCACAATCTCAGGCAAACAACCTGCTCGACTGGCTGATGGTGAGTTTGTTGTACCCGCTGACGTGGTATCCCACCTTGGAAATGGTTCAACTGAAGCGGGGGCAAAAATCCTGCACGCAATGATGACCAAAGTACGTAAAGAACGTACTGGCAACCCCAAGCAAGGTAAACAGATCAACCCCCGTAAATTTGTACCCACCTAAACATGCCCTTATACCAAGTCCATCCCCGCGAGTTGCCAGAAGTATGGCCTGTTGCTGCGCCTTTGATTCAGCGGGCAATCGACCTTGACCCAGACCTCAACAAGATTGACTTAATTGAGTATGCGGTTCGCACAGGTAAAACATATTTGGTTGTGTGGGATGAGCCGGGTGAAGGCATTACTGGCGCAGCAATAGTGGATATTGTTGATACGCCGTGTGAGCGTATTGCGCACGGGAACTTGATGGGCGGTAAAGCTATTGTGCGCCCACACGTGATTGAAGAGCTTTATAAATGGATGCGCTTACATGGCGCAACAACAGCACAACTCTGGGCCAAAGGCACTTTGGTGAATATGTATGAAAAGATTGGGTTAAAAGTTACCCATCAAGTAATGAGGATTAAATTATGAACGCCTTCAAGTTTATCTATGGTCTTATCCACCCACTGGGCATTGTTGCTCGGTTTACTCTTTGGGGTGGCGGCTCAGGTGGTGGCGGTTCACAGAGTAGTACCAATACAACGTACCAGACCAATATCCCTGAGTACGCAAAGCCGTACGTCGAGACAATGCTTGGCGCGACTCAGAAACAGTTGTTCCAAGGAACTCCTACTGAGGGAGGGGGCTTCGATATAACTGGCTTCCAACCATACAAAGCTTATGGCGGTACGTACGACGAGCAGGGCAATCAGACTTCCTATGACCCCAGTAAATCTATAGCTGGCTTTCAACCAATGCAGCAACAGGCGATGTCTACCGCTGCAAATATGCAATCTAACCCCGAAACATTTTCGCAAGGTGTTGGCGGATACATGTCGCCGTTTGCCCAGTATGCGTTGCAACCACAACTCCAAGAAGCAGCACGGCAGTCTGCAATCCAAGGCACTCAACAACAGGCTCAAGCTGCGCAAGCTGGGGCTTTTGGCGGGGGGCGTGATGCACTCATGCGCTCAGAACGTGAACGTAATCTTGGTCAGCAGCAGTCCAACATTATGGCGACTGGGATGCAGAACGCATTTAACCAAGCGCAGCAGCAGTACAACACTGGATTCCAGCAGAACCTTGGCATCAATGCCTTGCAAGCTCAGTATGGTGGTCAACAGCAGGCGTTGGAGCAGCAGAAGATTAACCAGTCTATGCAGGACTTTGCCAATGCGCAGCAGTACCCGCTCATGCAGTTGGGTACTATGTCCAATATGATCCGTGGCTTGCCCATGCAGGCTTCTACTACCAACCAATACGTGGCGGCTCCCAACTCAGTCACTCAAGCTATCGGGGCTGTGGGCGCGGGTACATCACTGTTGGGCGCGATGAGTCCATCAAAAGCCAAAGGCGGTGTTATTAAAGGATACGCCAAAGGCGGCATCCTGTCGTATGACGTGGGTGGCGAAGTTGAGAGCGATCTCTACAACATGGATGAGTCAAGTCTACAAAGACAACTTAAAGAATCATCTAGCCCATCAGTCAAGCGTATGGCGCAACGCATTTTGCGTGAACGTCAGTTGGAGAAACAACCCCAGCAGCCACAACCTAGCTATGCTGGTGGCGGCATCATTGCGTTTGCTGAAGGCGGTAAACCAACATCTTCAGAAGAGTTGCACCAACGTGTTTTGCAAGGAAACCCAGCTGGAGACATAAAAGCTAATCCTGTTCCTATTCAATCAGGTATCCTTCCAGAACCGCGTGAAGCTGTATCAGAAGGCGCAGCTCCAGCTCCCAGAATACCTACTACAGTGGAAGCACTACGGGCATCTCCTGACATGAACCCTCTTATGAAGAGCATGTATAGCGATCTTGCAGCTGACTATGCTCCATCAGTTTCAGAACGTATGGCGAATAAACAAGCAGAGCGTCAGGCGCTTGGCATTGGTAACCCGGGTGTTGAGCAGATGTCTAGGCTCATGGCTGAGAAAGCCAATGCTGAAGATGAAGCTAGTCGTAATAGATGGCTGCGTTCCGCTCAATTCTTTGCAAAATGGGGATCAACCCCCGGCCCAACTTTGGCTGCTGGTTTGAAAGCTGTGAATGAAACTATCCCTGATGTAATCACTGACGAAAAAGAAGCCAAGAGATCTCGTATGGAGATTGAAAAGGCTATGGGTAATATTGAAGAAGCTACACGTCTTGAGAAGAAGGGCGACTGGGAAGCATCTACAGCTGAAAAAGAAAAAGCTGCGGCGCGTATGCAAGCACTTAGCGCGAAGTGGGTTGAACTACAAGAAGTTGAACTGAAAACCCAAGCGGCTGAAAACAGAGCAAATATCCGTGGTGATATTGAACTCAAGAAAGTTGCGATGCAGGATGCGCACAGGTTGGAGCGGGAAAGAGAACTTAGAGCAGCTGATAACGCTAGCGCTGAACGTGTTGCACAAATTCGGGCTGGTGTAGAACGTGGTCAACTGTCTGAAGCTAAACTCCAGACTGCTTTGCAAGCGTCATTGCATGAGTTTAATTACATCGACATAAAAGCGCAAGATATAAGAAGTAAAGGTGATTATAAAGATGCGAGCGATATCGTAGCCCAGCTCAAAGGAAAAACAGATCTGACTCAAACACAACAAAACATGTTGACCAAGGCGCAAGGCGTAATTAAAGATACTGAAGAAAACATTGCTGGCATGAAAAAACGCGCCAGTGAAAATTATGAAAACATACGCAATAAAGTTCAAGGCAAGTCTGGTAAAGAAACTGGGGGCAATTCATCGCCTTCAGATAAGAATACTCCTCCTCCCCCACCCGGCGCTAGAGTAGATTAAACATGACACTCCAAACTGCTACCAATCCTGATACTGGTGAACGCTTTGCGTTGGTTGACAACGAGTGGGTTCCTTTTTCTAAAACGGCAAGCAATCCCGATACAGGGGAAAAGTTTGGACTAATAAAAAATCAATGGATGGCTTTACCAGTAAAAGCCGCGCCTGCCTCCCCCGTTGACCAAATCCCCGGGCAGTCTGTTAAAGCGCCACCTCCCAAACCAGAAACGGATATGAACCCTGTCTTGCGGGGTATCACTAACCATCCGGGTTCAACTGAAGGCTTGATTGGTTCAGCACAAGCGCTTTATGGTATTGGGCTGCATAAAGTAGGTCTTGAAGAAGCTGGTAAAGGCCAAATAGAACGCGGCCTGAGCAAGATGAAAGAAGGTGAATCCCGCACTGTTTCTAAAGCAACGGATGAGTTAACTGAAGCGTGGAATAAAGGTATCTGGACTGTTGCTACAGAATACTTGCCTTACCAACTTGGCGTAGGTTTGGCTAATTTAGGCGAATCTCTTGCATTCTCTGGGCTGGGCGCGCTTGCAGGTACGGCTTTGGAACCCGGTGGCGGCACTGCTGCGGGAGCTGCGGTAGGATTCTTTTCTGACAATATGGTCAAGCTTGGTATTAAACAAGCAGCAAAAGAAGTCCTTGAAAAAGAAGCCGCTAAAGCTGTAGCAGAAGGCGCTACACGTGCAGAAGCAAAGCAAATTGGTAAAGATGCAGCCACCAAGTTTGTTGTAGATGAAACTGCAAAAGTAATTGCCAAAACAGGTGGTAAAGGGGTCTTTGAAGAAGGCGCAAAAGCCTATGGTAAAGAAGGCGCGAAACAACTTGGTTCTTATGCAGGTACTGCTACGCAAGCAGTGGCGCATGGCTTTGGTGAAGTTGGTCAACGTGCGCTTGAAGAAGGCGAAAAGCGCGGTGAAAAACCAGAAGATATGGATTTCAGTCGTGTATTGCCCGCTGTTGCCGTACATGCTGTAGCTAACTTTATCAATGAACGTGTCGGACTTGGCGCGTTGAAGATTGGCGAAAAAGCTGCTGAAGGTTTACTTGCTGAAATTGCTAAACGTATTGGTATCACAGGCTTAAAAGAAATGGGCGGTGAAGAAATTCAAACGCTTGCTGAACGCTTTGGTGCAAAGCTTTCTCTTGCTGATGCTGATGCTTTGAAAGACTATATCAATACGGCTGGTGCATCGTTTGGTATGGCAATTGGCCCCGGCGCTATTGGTGGGGCGCGTACTCACTTTGCAGGTAAGCGGGCAGAAGCAGCTGCATCTGCGGCAGGCCAAGACCTAAGAAACCAATTCACCACGGCGGGAGGAGACCCACAAGCAAATGCGCCCCAGCCAGAAGCGCATCACTTGGCTTTGATTGCGCCTGCTACAGATGCAAAAGGTAATCCACTAGTAGGTGGCACAGCCACGCCTGCTCCTGCGGCTACAACTCCTGCGGCTACAACTCCTGCGGCTACAACTCCTGCGGCTACAACTCCTGCGGCTACAACTCCTGCGGCTGCTCCTACGGCTACCCCTGTGGCTGATCCAATAGTCAAGGCGCAAGCGTATCTGGATGAATTGAGTGCAGATCAAAACAAAAAACCAAACGCATCAAAGCTGAAGGGCTTGGTCAAAGAACTTGGTATTGACGTGCCTGCTGGCGAAGGATTCAACACCCGTGCAGTTGAGGCTATTAAAACGCATTTGGGGCAGACGACTACAAGTACGGAGGCCGTACCTGATTTTGTTGTTAGCTACGACCAAGAGGCTACGCAAAAAGAAATTAACAAAATAAATGTAATACTTGATGCAGCACTTAAAGACCCAACACTTATTAGTTTAGAACAACTTAAGGTATTAGAAAAACGCCTTGATGAATTGTCAAGTAGGCAGCCAAAACAAGAAACACTTGCTGCTTTACGAACCTCAGAAATTACAACTCAGGGAGCAACAGTTGGAGCTGACACTACAACAAGTGGAACAAGTACTACTGTGGCTACACCAGCCATTACTACAGACAATGCCCCAAAACCTCCGGTCAATACCGCCGGAACTGTGGGAGGAGCTGGAGCAGCTGTATCTACAGGTACTGTGGGAGCGAAGACTCAACTCTCTTCACTAAGCCAAGAGACTCAAGACGAAATCAATCGCCGCCGTGATGAAGTGCAGACATTGATCGAGGATGGCAAGCCTTCCAAGCTTATCCAAAACAAGTTGGGCTTCCTCAACAAGATGGAAGATACACATGGCGTGGAGCGTTTTGTTCCTACGTCAGATGGTCTACCCGCAAAGAAACCAAGTTATGTTTCTGTCCGAAGTTTGATTGACCGAGGTATGCAAGCCGCTGCATCGTTCATCAATCGCACCCCTGCTTATGAAGGCAAGGATCTTGAAGGTGCAATGAAGCTGGCTGACCAGTACGATGCGCAAACGGAAAAAGAACGCCAAGAAGCTCTTGAAAAACCTAAAGCAGCAAAAACTAAAAACATCAAGGTTTCAGATGAAATCATTGAAGAGTACAACGCCACACGTGAAGAAGTAAATAAAAGGGCGGACGAAGATGACAGCAAGCGAAAGCAGCTTGCAGATAACTTAGACAAACTTCATGAAGAACGTAAAGCGGCTGAAGCTAAGCTTGAAAATGAAAACCTCAACGATCCTGCCAATGAAGCCCATATTAAATACTTAGACGAGCAAATTGTTGCGGCTGAAGCGGAATTGCAAAAACATGGTGGTAAGAGAAGTAAGCTCCCTAACTGGAACAAAGAGATTACCGCAGCTGAAAAAGAAGTTTATCTTGAGCATATTTTTGACAACACTGTCGAGGAACACAATCAAGCTGCTAAGGCGTTGATCGAGCATAGACGTGAACAAGGAGCTAAGAGCCGTGAGGGTGAAGGTTCACTTGATCGTACAGAACAGCGCCTTGCAAAGATCTATGACGATAACCGCAAAGCTACCGGCAAATTCTTTGGGTTTGAATTTCCAACATGGGATAAGTTGTCTCCCCCTGCAAAAGCAGTTTATCTGCGTGAACTGGCGGGTAAGGCGTTGACCGGACACCAGCAAGACAATGCGTTTGCGCAGTTGGCAAAACACCTTATCAGTAAAAATGCAGAGTTGTCCGAGGCGCGTAAAGCTGAGGAAAACAAACGTATTGAAGAACGTAAGAAGGTTATTCAAGAGCGTTCAAGGGAAGAAGAAAAACGCAACAAAGAACGCTTGGCAAAGTATGAGCGTCAATCCCTTGGTGCGGCAAGAACTTCAGAGTTTGTTCCAAATAATGTTGTTCAGGCAGTTAAAAACAATGACCTAGCTGGAGTCCTCAACGGGATCGTATCTGCGCTGGACAAGACGCTTGCCCCGCACCGCAGGATCTATAAACAAATTGCAAACTTGACGGCGAAGCTTGGGTTGAAAACAAAGATTCAACTGGTCGATAGCTTGCCAGAAGGTGACTTGGCGATCTATGACTCTGTAACTGACACGATCAAGGTCACATCAGAAGGCCTGACCTATACGACTATTCTTCACGAAGTAATCCACGCCGCCAGCGTACGCGTGTTGAACCATTACATGGAAGGCCGCAAGAATCTGTTGACTGAGTCTCAGATCAAAGCAGCGGAACATATTCTGAAGATCATGCGGGAAACACAAGAAGCACTGGGCGAATACCACCCAGATGCCTATACAAACCCATATGAATTCTTGGCCTATTCATTGACCGACAAAACATTGCAAGCTGACTTGCATGAGCAAGGGATTGAGTATGGCTTGTATTCTTTCTTGGGCCAGCAACGCGAAGACATCATCAGCATCATGCCGGACAAAAAGTCTGCATGGTCAGAATTCAAAAAAGCGATTGCAGGTATCGTTGGTTACAAACCCGGGCAGTTGAAGTCATTCAACTTTGTACTGGAACTGAACGCTGCATTTGAAGATGTTCTGTCTGTGCCTACTGAGCCAATCTACCTCAACACGTCGTTGCCTGCAAAGACAATACCGACCGGCAAAAGCAAAAAGAATATCAATAAAGGGGATATGGATGACCCCAAGACGCGAGAAGCGTATGCGCACAGTGAGAGAGAAGATCCAGAGTCATGGGTAAAGAAAATCAAACGTAACCTGTTTACTGTTCAGGGTGCGCGGAATCTAGCTAAGCTTGCTGTTGATAAAACTTACCCATTGAGAAGCTGGGAGCTTCGGCATGAGCTTGGAAATTTGATCCACTACTCTGGTGACCAATTCAATGCCATATCTTCTGCTCTGGACTTGTCTACGGGTGAAAAAGCTCAATTCATCACGCATTACTTGGATCAACCATTGACTGAGTTGAAAGCCGCTTTTGGTGCTTGGACAAACGATTTCAGCAAATCGTTCAAGGACGCGACGATTGACTTCCATATGTACGCTGAGGCTTTTACAGAAACAGAACGTCGTAAAGCCTTGTGGGTTATGTCCGTGCCTTTTAGTACAGACAATACAGGGCCAAAAGCTATCATTGAGAATGGTAAAAAAATCAGTGCCGCAGAACGTCGTACACATATTGTTGGCGATAAAAGCAAAGGCATACCCGGACTGATTGACCAAGTAGCTTTATCTCCTGCACAAACAGAACAGCTGTGGAATGAGTTGACGTACCTTGCCGAAAACTATGCGGATGTAGCGGGATACTCACCCCGCGACATCAAGATCGACACCAAAAAACCAAATGCGCAAGATCACCTAAAGATGTGGAGCGACTACTACACTGCGGTTGGTCTGGATAAAGATGCTGTCAAATCACGCATGGATCATTTCAATGCAAGGACGAATGCTGAAAAAGCGGCGATCCTGCGCATATTTACGGCTGCAAAATCTCTTGCTGATGCTACAAAAGAACTTAACAAGATAGGTAACTACTGGTCATTCCCTGTGACGAACATCACAGACATGTACAACTACCAATACTACATGCCGTTTAAAGGCTTGTCGAAGTCTGAAACAGAAGACATGATTGACCCCAATACGGTGGGCAACGGTAAAGCTGTGCAAGAGATGGAACACGAAGCAATGGGTCGTTTTAGTATTGCAAATGATCCTTTGGCGCAGTTGATGCAGGATGCCTATAAAGGCGCAAACCGTGCAGCTATACGTAACTACACGTTGGCAATTAAAAATGCTCTACCAAAAAGCAAAGAAAATCCCAATGGAACTGGCATCCTAGATGGGCAAATAAAAGCGCACATACCTTATGCGGAAAGACAATCTGCCAAGTTAGAACAATACAAAGGTGGCCCGTACATCTTCCACTACAACTCCGACGGTTCAATTGATGTACTGGAGATAAGCCCGAAAGATGGGATGTTGGAGGCCATACGTTATTCGTTTAGAAAACCAAACCCTCTTCTTGATGCTATGAATAGTATCGTCGGGTGGATTGGAGCGAACCACACACGATTTAACTACGACTTTGCCCCGAAGAACTTTGTCACTGACACAATGACCAACGCTTGGAACATGGGCGGTGGCATGATGGGGCCGTTGGCTGCGCCAAAGTATCTTGGAATGGTAGCGGGCAAAGTACTCACCAACGGGCTTGGTAAAGCATATCAAGTTGCGCTGTACCACACAGAAGGCGACCTAGGCAGTCAACAAGTCATGCTTAACATGGCTAAAGAAGATCCTTTCATGCGCGACATGATGGAAATGATTAAGGTCGGCGGCAAAACTGTTTACATTGATAGCATGTCGTTGAAAGCTAATATCCAGACGCTTAAAAATCTAAATCCGCATTGGGTTATTACCAAGTGGGAACAGTTCCAAGCGTTGGTGGATACATGGTCAACTATGTTTGAATTGACCAGCCGCACGGCTGCGTATCAGATGTTCAAGGATTACTACCTCCAACAGAATCTTAAAAAAGGATTATCTAAAGATGATGCGTTGCAAGCTGCGATTGTAAAAGCTGCTGCTGATACAAAGAACCTGACAAACTTTGAAAAAGTTGGAGAGTATGGAAGAGCGCTTGGCGGTTTATATATGTTCATACGCCCTTCTGCTATCAGTGCAGCCCGTGCGATTGAAACTGCTGGCCCTGCACTTGCCACAGAATCATCAATGATAAGTCGTATGCCTAAGGCGGTTATAGAAAACCAAGCAGCTAGAGACGCATACATGGAGAAATTTAAGACTCTAAGAACAAACTCACAGATCATGGTGGGGACTTTGACAGCAATGGGTTCAGCCGTGTTCTACATGCTCTCTATGATGGCCCCAGATGATGACTGGGGGCGTAACGCTGTCAAGACAGATGATATGAGTAGGTGGACTCGCAATGCGCGTTTCCATGTGCCAGATAATTGGGGTTGGAGCAAAGAGAAAGATCTCATAATCAATATACCTTGGGGCTTTGGTCTTGGCGCGTTCCCTGCGATCGGGGCACAGCTTGCATCTATGCTTGGCGGCTACCAATCGTTTAAAGATGGTATAGGTAATATCATGGGGTCAATTTTGACTGACTCTTTCTTGCCTATTCCTATTTCACGTATTCCAATTACTGAACACCCTGTAAATTGGTTTTTTGATTCAATTGCGCCGTCTATTGTTCGTCCGGGTTTTGAATACGCAATGAACATGAATGGTATTGGGCAAACTATTAATAGTGCACAGCAACGTAAATTCGGTGCGGCCTATACTGGTGGGGATAAAGTACCGTCGATCTATAAAGACTTCTCTGAGTGGTTGTATAAATACACAGAAGGTAAGCAAGATATTCCACCAAATACAATTTATTTCTTGGTGAATAGCTATGTAGACGGTTGGGCTAAATTTGCTCAGCTTCTATATAACTGGAATGATCTTGCAACTGGGTCAAAAGAATTCCATGCCAAAACTGACATGCCTGTAATCGGTGGATTCTTTGGATCAAAATCAAACGTAGATGCCCGTGAGTATGGGGAGCTGGAGAAGAAAATCATTGACTTAGATAAGCGGTTTAAAACACTTAGAAAAGTGGATATGGAAGCTTATATGAGACTCAAAGAAAAGAATCCGATGGCTGAAAGTGCAATGCCAATATATAACCAACAAAAAAGTAGGTTAGATAAACTACATGCACGGGCAAATGAAATACGTGACAACCAATCTTTTACACGTAAAGAAAAAGAAGAATTACTTAAATTCAACATTACTCAACAGAATATGTTGAAGCATGAGATGGTTGAACGGTTCAAGCTTTACGGTATTGACGATTAACGGATGCGCCACGTGCGCACTCCGATGTGATCTTCTTTGACGACGATGTAGGACTTGACCCTGATACCGGCACGTTTTGCACCGCTGTCGATTGAGTAGATCATCTCAGCAAAGCGAAGGGTGGGGACAAAGAAACTGTCCCCTACCTCCATAACCTCAAACGGAAACGCCCAATCTGGCTCAGGAACCATTGAGCAGTTCACTCGGGATCTCTGTCCTAAACCAATACAGATATGCTGGATCGGTACTGATGGCGCTCTTCCAACCTGTAGTCAGCCGCCCCTTCTTGTCATCAAACAGTACCTTGCGTTCCCGCATGTCTGCCTCAAACTCCCGTGCGCCGATCATGCGCTCTGATAGGTACTTCTTAAACTCAGACTTGGAGACTTGCAGAAGATTCTCTTCACTGACGATACGGGCAACGATCTGGCCCCGGGGTTCCATTGTGGTCTTGCCATCTTTAAGCACAAGGATGTTCGCCATGTTCTTGTTGATGAAGTCGCCAAGCAGAGATTGGTAGTCTGTGAAGTTGACCCGCACCACTGTCTCTCTGATGTCGATCATCTGCTGGATAACCTTGGGATAGATACGCTCAATGTCGTAGCCTGTCATATTGATCTCGTTGGCGATCGCTGCCCCTGTGAAGTTCGCCGCCACAAGGTTCTGGTAAAAACGGTACTCGCTGTAGTTACCGAAGTCCTTCAAGAATCTTGTCTCCCATTCCTTGATCCGATCCAGTACGTATTGGTCACCTTCCATCACGACGTGGCGCATAAATATCGGGCCAGCATGTCCATAGTTGAACCGGAACGCATCGAAGATCTTTGGCCCTAGTGTGCCGTCCTGCTCAAGCAAGTGCGGCTTTCTCATGGCAAGCTCAATCAGTCGGGCAGCTTCGCCATCAAGGCTCATCTTCTTAGATTCCAATATGCCATAAAGCCCGTGGTTCGATGTAAGCACAGCGATCAGCGAGGCAGACATCTCATACTCCCGTTCAGCGTTGACCGAACTCTGCATCCTGATCTTGGCTTTGCCGTGAGAGATACCGTGGATCAGGTTGCCCAACTCCTCAGCCTTCTTGTCACCCACCTCGTCCAGACCAAACATCAGATTGTGCAGACCAAGGTAGCGCCCCGTCAATCCATTGTCAGTTGCCTTGACCACACTCAGATCCTTGGGATGCCCAAACACGCTCAAGCCACCATACATTGCGCCTGTCTTGCCGTTGCCAGACTTGCCAGTAAGGCTCATAACGACGCCCGAAGTGGACGTATATGGCATCAATGGAGAACCAAACCCACTCATGGCGGCAAATGCGTGAAGTTCAAACTCTGGGTTGTTCAAGAAGTCTATCGACTCACGCCAACGCTGTAACGTGCCATGCTGTGTCAGGTGCTTGGCTATGCCCTTGACAAACGGCGAAGACGGTGCATCAATGATCTCCCCCTTGTATGTGATCTCTTTCTTGCCAATCACAAAGCTTCGTCTATCCCACTCGGGATCTGTACGCTCTTGCGTCCACCCCATCTGCATACGCATCAAAAGCGCTTTGTCGGTTGTCTGCATGAATTGTCCCCATTTAACGATGTAGTTCATAAGATGTTGGTCATGTGCTGAGTTGAAGAAAACGCCATTGCTCGACATGATGGCCTTGAAGGCTTCCTTGGCATAGACATGCTTCATTGGAAGTAGGAACTCACGGTATCCGTCTTTGGGTAATTCCAGACGCATCTGTAAGCACTCGCCGTCATGTGGACTGACCATGCGCACGATTGGGTAGAGATTGTTTGCAAGGATGAGGATTGGATCGTCTTGGTGCTTCACGCCTTTCTTGTCAACCTTGGGAGCTGGGACAAAGTAAATACCGCCGTGCTGTCCCCGCACGTAGGGCATCAGAAATTCTGGGAAATCAGGAAGCGCTTGGGTATCCGATACTTCCCATACTGATTCCTCCTTATTTGCCTTGGCGGGTGTGAACTCTCGAGCAAGAGTGATGGGGCTGATGATGTTGCCTCTGTGCTGACATCCTTCGCATCGGCTGGGGTAGTTGTCAATGAACCAAGCGCAGGTGCGTGGAGCAGGAAAGCGACTTGCTTTTTCTTCTGTTTTTGCATGGTTGTAGTCAGGGTGATCCTCAGATAATTCATGTATGGCAGTAGCGCCGTCATCACAAAATTTGGCTATTGATAGCCCAGCGAACCACATAGGTTCTTCTAAAGTCTGTGCGTTCTCACATATAAATTTAATCTGTGCGCATCCACCTTCATCGTCTATGCTTTTTTGCGCCAGCACTGAGAACTTGCGGGGAAAGTTATCCAGCTTGAGCATCGCCTTGGTATCTTCATCCAAGCCTTTAGGTACGCTCGCAAGAATGTTCTGCGCCTCTTGTGGCTTTTCAATGATTTCACCTATATCACCATACAGGAATGATTTGAACTCCTGCCAGCTATACACGTGAATTGTGTTGGTGATGACCGACGTGGGGCGTGGGGTTCCCGTCTTGTAATTGAATGTCTCTGGACACCGCATGATCCGTGCGGCATCGGCTGTAACTACGGGGTCAATGGCTATGCACTCCAGACAGATTGTTTTAAATATTTCTGCGGCTGGTTTCCATACATCCTTAGGGATGTCTGTGTCCATAATCCAGTAGGCGTGTATGCCACCACCGGAGTCGATTACCACTGGGGTTGGTAACCCTGCTACCCCTTCCAGTTTGTACAACGCAGCGTGGGCAGCTTCTTTACTGTCGTACTCTTTGCCTTCACCTACATCCAGATCAATGAAGAACGATCTGACGAATAAACAGTCATCTGCCTTACGGCTGTATCCTTCAAACGTCCCCAGTGCTACAAATACATCTCCATTCTTGTTTTTAAATTTTTCAATTTCTTCCAATACGCCGTCGAGTGTCTCTGCGAATCGGTTTGCCATTCTCCCGTTGGTCAAACCACTGACACAGTAGACACCCTGACTTGGCAATGCTTTCTCGTAGAATTGTTTTAACATGTCTCGCCAGAGTTGAAAAGAGCGAGGCTATGCTCGCTCTGGTTGATGATGTCGGGGTTGCCCCCGTTTAGTTCTTGTCGAATGACCTCCCGACCATTTCTTCAAGATAGGCTTTCGCTTGTGCATTGCTTGTCGCTGGAAGAATACCCTTTGCGGTATCACTCTCAATGAGGTCTGTGATAGCTTCGAGCTTCAGCATGTTTTTGTGTCGGATATGACCGCCACGGAACCAACTGTAGACCGTCATCCGAGTCACTTCCAACGCGTATGCTACATACTTTGCGGGCAGGTTTCCCTTCACGCAGGCATTAGCTAGGGCAATCCCTACTCTATTCGGGTTTGCCTTCTCCAACTCATCAAGGAACGGTTTACTGTATGTCCGTGGCATCCTTACTCCTTACTTCTTAGACCATTTTTTGACAACATCCGAGATGTCTTTTTCATCGGCGGCGGGTTTGGTTGTTGCAACCTTCGTGGGTTCTGGCACTTGCTCAGGCTGTGCAACTTCCACCTCGCCAGCAACATCCACCTGATAGACGTTCATCTTGACAGCGGCTTCAGCGGCAGGGCTTTTCGCTTGACGTGCGATAGTCTGCAAGTCTTCGTCTTCCACCTTGCCAGCGGGACTGAACAGAACCTTTGGCGTAGGAGATTTCGTATCGAAGGCCATCTTGGTAATTACCCTACCAGCGCTGACGTTGTGTGACGCAAGATGCTGGATGTAAGGACGGAATGGGAATCGACCGTTGTCTTCTTTACCGAAGGCAGACGTAGCTGGCAGAACCAACTGCATCACGTCACCAGCCGGATCATTAGGCAACACCACGGCAGTGCGCCAAGACAGGCGGCAAGCTGTACCAGAACCACCTTGACCAGAGCCTTTGACGGCCTTGTCGCAGTCTGCGCACTTGCTTGCTACGGGAGCCTTGACATCTGCATCGGGTGTCTCGGAGTCTGTTGACCAGCAGTTAGGGCTGATCTTCTGGCCTTCCTGATACACACCCTCGTAGAACATACGGGATGCTTTGTGTGCCATCTTCACAAAGATGACGTTCATGTGGCGGTCTTCGATCGCACCAATTTCCTTGCCGCCAGAATATTTGCGGAACACGCCGCCTTTAATCGAGATGCGTTTGTTGGAACGCGCACCACCTGCTACGGCAAGTGTGTCTTCATCCAAGCCCTCAACGGGAACCATTGCACCACTGAACATTGTTGCGAGATCTGTACTCATTTGATTTTCCTTGTTTACTAAACTGACTGATTAATTCGAGGGTTTACGCACGGTGATCGTGAATTCCCTCATTACATTCACTCCGGGCGGCAGGCCATCGGCTGTGCGTTCCTTAATGAATTCCTTGAAGTTGCCCTGATGGATACGTGCTTCCAACAGGTCAACCGCCTCGTTCTCCAACACAAACTTTCTGAAGCTTTCGCCATCAGCTACGGTGAAGCGTTCGTTCAATTTGCGAATCACTGTGCCGTTGTTTGTGCGGATGCTCTTGGCATTACTCTCATTGCAGGTCACCATGAAGTTCTGCTCAAGGACTTTCATCTCATCCTCAAGCGCCCTGTCTTCGACTTCCCACTCAGCTTTCATCTTCTCACGTGCTGAACGTATTGTCAAGTATACCTTGACTAATTCATCCAGTTTTGTGTCTTCAATTTCTTCGACTGCGCTCATATCCCCAACTCCTTACTGCATAAACCAACTTCCAAGTTAAGCCACCCAAGGCCAAACCAAAAGCCTTCCGTCTCGCCCTTACCAAACGCAAGCGCAGGCCAGACAAGATAATGTGGCTGATTTTTTTCAAAATAAATTCTCATATCCCCAACTCCTGTTTATAAAGATCGACCAACTTCTCATGTGAATCCACCTTGCCTTGAAGCATCTGGTACACCCTGCGCTCAACCTCCGCGCCCTGTAGATGCACCACCGTCATACTGTTGACCTGCCCAACTCGGTCGATACGGGCAATACACTGTATGTACGTTTCTACGCTCATGACAGGCGACCAAAACACCACTGTGTCAGCGGCAGTCAGCGTTACCCCATGCGAGGCAGCTTGTGGCTGAATGACCAGAACACGTGGATCTTTTGCGGTTTGAAACTTGTTGATGATGTCAGACCGCAGTTTTGCACTGACGCTTCCTTCTATGATTTCATTTATTACCCCCTGTTGATTTAAATGCCGCGCAACCAACTGGATGGTGTGGCTGTACGGTACGAACACAATGACCTTGTTATTGGTCTCATCAATCACCTCCATCAAGGCATTGAGCCTTGGAGATACATCGAACTCAATGACTTCCCTGTCGTCTGTGTAGACAGCGCCACCAGCGATCTGCAACAGCTTGGTGAGCTTCGCCGCCGCATTGACGGCACTGACTGTTTCTCCCACTGCTTCGATGAGTAGTTGATCTTTCAACACCTTGTAGTACTTGGAGGCTTGCGGTGACAGTGGTATCTCTCTGGTCTGGTACATCACCGTAGGCAAGTCAAGACACTGAGCTTTCTCAAACCGAATGGCAGGTTGCAATGCGTTGAACACATCCTGCTGTGAAGTCGCCTTGGGAACCCACTTGAACGGCGTTACTTGGTGCATTACTTTGTCACGCCACGATGTCATGTACTTGGGCACACCGACGGGGTTGACCAGCTTCGCCAAGCCAAACGCATCCATTGGAGACTGTGAGGCGGGTGTGCCTGTCATCATCCAAAGACGGGTTGAGGGAGCGATGAGTTTTGCCAAGGTCTTCCAACGTTTTGTAGTTACCGTTTTATATGCGTTCGCTTCGTCAATAACAATTAGGTCAAACCCTACTTTACCTATTTCTTCAGAAACTGTCCCCACTCCATCGAAGTTGATGATGACGAATTCGTACTCTCCGTTGATGACTTTCTTGCGTCTGTTCGCATCGCCATACGCCACGCCCACAGTGCGGTGCATCGCTGTCTTGAAGATGTCGGCTTGCCATGCGGAGTACATGATCGACAGTGGGCAGATGACCAGTATCCGTTTGACCAGACCTTGATTTATCAGGTAGTCTGCCGCCCAGATGACGGACGATGTCTTGCCTGTGCCCGCTTCGTTGAAGCAGAAGGCCCGCTGTCTTAAGGCAAGGTATGAGGCAGTAGTTTTCTGGTGGACGAATGGCGTATACATACCGGGCCAGTCGTACTCATTCGCCATTGGAGAAGGCGCATCGCCAAAAACTTTGGTGAGCCGTTGCATTTCTTGGATGCCCCAGTACACCATTACTTCAGCAAACTTGCCGTCGTCTCTTAGTACTTCGCACCTATCAATGTGCCCGACCAAGTGACCAAGTTCGTTTGACGGTATCTTCATGTGAACCGCCGTGTTATCAATGACTTGCATACTTCCCTTTACTGAATGAAACTGTGACCCCTTACGGGGGTCAATCGGTCAAGCCCGACGTGCGAAAGGAGAGGGATCTCGAAAACACCGCTTGACTGACATGGTTAACGGGGGGCCAAAATTTCAGAGAAAAAACCCCCGTCACCGCACACTCATGCCTTAACGCGATGACTATTACTTCATTGAACCATCTGAGTTTCTCTTGAACGATCGGTTTTTGCTTGGTGCTTCAAGTCGGACTCCGTCTTTGTTTGATCCGCCTTTAGATAAAGCCTTGACGTGTGCAACATCTTTTCCCTTGCGGCTAACACCCTCGGCATCAAGCTTGCGTCTGGCGCGTTGTCGTTCCATCCGGTTAGGCAACTCGCCTCGGTCTTTTTGTTGTTCATATTCTTTTTTGTATGGTCTTGGTTTGTTCTCGTATGGCATGGTCAACGTCCTTTATGAAAGTCACAGGTTGTCACAGGACACCAACCGCACAGGGGTGTCGGGTTTGGATTCCAGACGTTATTTTCGTATGAACCATCCATCCGTGCAAGATCAGACTTGAACGCATCCCACAGTGCAGGGATCTGATCCCGTGTGTATTCCTCAGTGACGAACCCATCGTGCATCACAAACAGCAGGCCAGCCTTGACCCGCATGATCTGAGGGAACTTGGCAAAGGTCATCAATGCCATCAGCTTTAACTGTTTCGTATCAGGGTATTTGCTACTGCCTGTCTTGTAGTCAAGGATGTGCGCAAGGTCATTGTCCAGAATCAGCAAGTCCACGATACCCCGCACCCAGTATCCCTTGCCATACTCGCTGGCGTTGCCGTCCCGATCAAGTGCCATCCTCAGTTCTGGAAGCTTCTCACCCTCAATATCCATCAGGGTATCCATCAGCGCCTTGAACCGTTCGTAGTTCTTGGCAAGTGGAGCGCCGTCCTTGACGTAGTTCTCAAGCGCCTTGTGTACCTCGTTGCCGTAGGTCATCTGTGGCGTAGGCTTGATGAAGAAGTTCTTCAGTACCTTGATTTCTTGGTACTGCTTAGGGCAGTTGACGTACTGTTTGAACGATGAGAACGACCATGTGTAGCTCATTTTTTAAGTGCCCTTATGTAGATTGTCAACCCATCAATCGTGTCCTTGCCAAAGCCTTTGAGCTTCTCAATGTGCAGCGCCACTTCTTCGATGACTTTGTTCCTGTCCATGTTCAGCAGTTTCTCTCTGTCCTGCGTCATCTTGACAATCTCTTGCTTAGCCTTGCTCAGGCGCTCAATGTCGTTGAACGCTTCGTCTTCGGGGTCGATGTAACGGGATTCCATAAGTTAATTCCTTCTTTACTTATCTTAACATTCGCCGTAGCTATGTCCATACTTCGCCTCACAAGCCACGGGTAAACCCCTAGCCCATTCGGGTGGTACAGACATGCACTCGATCACATACTTCATCGCCTCGTCCTTCTCAGTTTCAAGGGGTACGATCACTGCCGCATCATGCACGGTCAGGGCAACACGGTGGCGCTTCTGTATATCAAGCATCTGCTCACCCACGACAATCCTTGCCAACGCTTGAACCACGTTTTCCACCAGCGAGCCGCCCCACAGAGACACTGGCCCCTTGCGTGACTTGTATACGTATTGGCTTTTAGTTTCTTCAGTGTTGAGGTGAAGCTCAGGGTAACGGATCATCAGACCATTGGGCAGTTTGATGCCCTCAGGATGCACTTCCAAACATTTGTTCTTGCCGTAGTAGTATGGCTTCTTGCCTTTAGGCCAGTCAGCCAAGTCCTTGATGACCCTGTCACCTTCCCGCCAAAGCTCGATCACCTTGTCGTTGGTATCACGGTATGTCTTAACAAACTCTTTAGCCTCGTCCTCAGTAACGACAGCCCCCGGGGGGCTTGTCTTGAGCGTGTGTTGAAGTTTTAACGCGCCAGTGCCGTAGCCTAGACCCAGAATACAGGTCTTGCCAACGAACCGTTCCACAGGATCTGCCTTTGTGATCGTACGACCATATATCTTGGAAGCAAAGACGGAGTAGACGTCCTCTCCGTTGGCGAACTGTTGAGTGACATCTTCCTGTCCCGCAAGCCATACGAGGATACGAGCCTCAATCTGGGACGAGTCGCAGTTGATGACAACGTAATCGTCAGGCGGGATAACTGCGTTCTTGAGGGTTTTCTTTTTCTTATCTCGACTTGGCAGATTCTGGAAATTGACCTTATCAGAGCCAGCCCATCTGCCAGTGTGAGCGCCATAATATTTGAGAGGAATGGGGAGTCGTCCCTTGTTACGCTTGCCCGTGTCGATGAAACGTTGAATGCGGGATTCTTCGAGGGTGGACATTGTGCCGAGTCGTACAGCGCAGAGTTGTTGAATGAACTCATCATCGCCTTCAGCCAACGCCAGAAAGCCTTCATCATTTTTAGCCAACGCATAAGTCATCTCCCCTTTGGATTTCTTACCCTTACTTGGTTTCATCGGTACTTCAACGCCATGCTCCGTCAGGATAGCGGCAAACTGCTTGCCACTTGCCAGCTTTTTGCGGACTGCTTCTTCGTCCTTGCACTTGAGTTGTTCCATGAGTGTCTGGAGCAACGCCATCTTTTCTTCTTTGAGTTCGATGAGGCGATCTTGCAGAAGTACATCATCCACATGGAACACAGGTTCGGTAAACATTCTTAGTGTCATGTCTATGAGATCTAATTCATTTTGCGGAAACGCGCTCGCAAGAACTTGGAAAAGGTCAAACGTAAGATTCACGTCGTTCTTGCAATACTCACCGTATCGCTGGAGTTCTTCTTCAGTGAAGTCGAGCCTACGCTTACCCTCCGCGTGTATCACCTCATCGCCCTTCTCACCAAGTCCATAACGCAAAGCCAACGCCTTGAGCGAGCCACCTGCTTCAACGCCGTGAATCGCCCTCGCCATGCACAAGGTGTCGTACAGATAAGCGGGGTGACAGTCGAAGTGCCAAGAGAGAATACAAGCATCGAACAACGTGTTGTGCGCAAGCAGGGCCGCCTCACTCCAGTTGATCTTCTTCAAATGTTCTTTTACCTCAGCGTGTGTTCCTGAGAACCATGTGGTTGGTGCATCGTCAATCCTTACCCCTACGCCAATCACCTCAAAGCGACGATCACGTACGTACTCCTCAGTGGTCTGGGTTCTAAAGCCCAAGCCCTTGGTGTAATAGGATTCAAAGTCAAGCGCGATGAAGCTCATTTGCTTTCTTTCCAGCCATGTTGTGTAACGCATCTGCTAACTGAGGTAAATTAAGATACTGATCTCTGTGGGGTGTGTCGTCTTCAATTTCTTCTGAAGGGGCAGTGTAGGTGCGGATGTCCGTATGGTACTCAGGGGCGGTTACATAACAAGAATAATTATTCCAACTGAAGACACTAAGACCTCTGATGTGTTCTCGTATCTTTGTTCTCTTGCCGTTTGAATAGTTGCGCTCATGTTCTTCTACAAGATGGATGATTCGCTTGGACGTGCCGTTCACAGTGACTACCTTGTCACGGTTTTTGAAATAATCTTTGGTGTCTTTGGGGTCAATGTAAAAGACTGCTCTATGCCCATCTTTCTTGACAGTCGTTGACCACATGTTGCGCCTCTCGCCCCAAAAATTAAAGTGTTCGGTAACCCAAAAACATACTGCTTTGTCTGTGATGTCCTTGTTATCTTCGTCCCAGCTTGACATCTGCCACTGCTTGCGGGTGTATGCGCCACTCGGTGTTTTTACAGGTTTATGATGTAGCTGGTGTGTTGTGTTAACTGTTCCGTCGGCATCTATAGTCACAAAAAAATACACCCAGTAAATTTTCTTTCTTTCCCTTGAGCGATACCCAAACCCGCATTGATATGCTGTTCCCTTTTTCTTAGCCACAAACCACGGGCACTTCTTCTGCTTGATGGCAAAGAAAAAATCAGGGTACATACCATCTTTATCTTCTAAATGCTTCTCACCCATGTTGTCAGCAATAAATAAAATTGCGGGTAACCCAGCTTCTTTGTTAACTTTGTCGGCGTAGTTTTCTATATCTTTTTCATACGCGTGTCGTACGAAACTAGGCATGACAGACACACCGAATTTCTTGAGTCCGTCTACCTCTCGTTTGGGTAAAAATGACATGTCTTCATAGTCAATGCGCATCGCATCAAATGAGTAGTCGAGGTTGTCCAACAACTCCGACAGCGTTTTAGATTTGTTCTTGTTGTAGGCTCGCTTGGGGGCACTTGCAACAGGCTTGACTGGTGAGCTTTCTACCTCAGCCTTAACCTCGACTGCCTTTGGTTTGGTAAGTCTAGCCCATAGTGATTTAAACCATTCAACGATCGTTTTCATTTTTTCCCTTTCTTATAAGCTTTCCTGCTTTTCTGAATATTGTCAACATCGACTTGTACGCAACTCCAAACCTATCCGCAATTTCTTTTTTGGGTACACCCTGTGCATACAGACTGAAAGCCCTGCGCTCATCAATAGCGGGTAGTTTTCTACCTGAGTTAATTCTCGCCCCGCCATGTTTCTTTACAGTCATGCTGTTCCCCCGCTGTTTTCGTTGTAAAAATTAGATGACACTTGGTGCATCGCCAAAGCGTTCCTTGCTCGATGACAGTCCTGCGCCCACCACGCTCACCACGTAGCTTGCCAAAGAATGTTCTGATTGCTTCAATCATCGTTATCTCCAAAATGCCCCAGTGATACCGCCCCAGAAACTTGGGTCAACGCCAATAGCCGCACCTTCTTGTCTGACCTGCGCTTGACCATACCCGCCCTGCACCACACCTTGCACATTAGTACTGCCATTGCTGCTGAGCATTGAGTTCTGCGTTGCCATATTTTGTTGCGCCGCCGCATGTTGTATAGGGTTTTTTATTGCCTGCGCCGCCGCATTCTGTGCGGTTGTTTTAATCCTAAATTTTTGCATTGGGTGTTCTTCTTGTTTTACTTCCTCGCCTGCAAGACGCTTCATGACTCGCTCGTTAAAGTCATCACGATAGAACTCCCTACGAGCATCTTCCAGCGCCTGTCGTTCTTCCTCGTTCGCAATACGCCATGCGTAGCTAATCAAGTCATTCCACTTCCCGCCAAACGATTCGCCCTCGTATGGCACATGATCGTCTTTGAGGAACTCCTCGGGGTTGGTCTTCATCCGATCAAGCAAAATTTCTAATCCTGTCAGCATCATCGCTCTCCTTAAATAACTGGCATCAAATAACAGATTCAATGGGCGCAAAAAAAGGCATGGCGAACCATGCCTACGAATCAAGCCTGTGCTTTGTTGATCTCTCTGTTGAGATACCACTGAGCCTTCTGCAAGTCTTGCAGTCGATCGCCCTTGTGATCTGATCGTGTGATGTACTTCACCACGTTGCCAAGGTTATAGCCAAGATTCTTTGCCTCGATGAAGTCGATGGTCTCGATGCCACCTGTCTTGTAATGCTCGGGGTGATTCACTGGGTCAGCCTTCGGTTCTTCCATCTCGATCGGGAAGTGTGTCTCTACGATACTTGGAACTTTATCTAACGACCCAGTGTCGGCTGGGGTCTTAATTACGCTGAACGTGCCGTCTATGTTTCTGTAAATCCCCAATGCTTTCCTCTGGGTGTTTAACAGCACATGGGCTTGCTGTGTCGAACAGTCGAGCAACTCGACTACTGCCCCTGCTTTGGTGTTCGGGTTTCTGCGCAACAGCATTCTTACTTTTGCGGCCTTGTTGATTCTCTTAGTCATCTGCCTTCTCCTTTTTGGTACGGCGTTTCACTGATACGATTCCTGCCCCATGCAGGTCTCGGGCTTCTTGCATTTCATCGGCATACAGATATGCCTTCATTGGTATGTCGTGCGGTGCTTCTCCTTTCATGATTAAACCTATCATTGCAAACCCTGCGTGTAGATCACGCAAATTACTTCTGTCCTGCTCATCCATTTAAAAACTCCTTGGTAATGCTGACGCTATCCACCAACCTAATATGACCAGTCCAGTCACCACAACCGCCAACATATTCAGTGCAAAGACTGTCCACCAGAATACTTTCATTTGTTCACCTTGATGTATGCCTCGAACGCTATAAGGTTGGTCTCATCAACCACCCACACAGTGCCGCCTGATTGTTCTATTTCATGAATATGCTTGTTCTGCAACGCAGTTGTCGTGTTGCCATGCGCCTTGGCTTCTACTGCTAGAAAGTTTCCACCGAAACAGCACAAGAAGTCAGGTACGCCTGAGTTACCGTACCCTGTCCCCATCGGCATAGCGTAGTAAACACCATGTAATTGGAGAATCTTCTTGATGTTGGCCTTGACCTTGGCTTCGGGTGTTCTAGCCATTGGCTTTCTCCCGCAATCTCTTTATTTGATCGTCCCACTTGAGTCCGTTCATGTGCTTCCACTTCTCAAGCTTGTCAGCTATGAATCTCTCATTGCCTTTGAACAGGCGGGTCTCCATCGCCATGTTCGCCACGACCTCCATGTCAACTGCGTGTTCACGTATTTCTTCTGCCCTGCGCTTAACGCCAGCAACTGCCGCCAAGATAATGTTCTGCATCATCACTGGGTCTTTTGAGCGATGCGCTACCTCGGATAAGAATTTTTGGTCTTCAATGTTCATGTGTTCTTCTCCTTGAGTTTTGCCTCAATAAAACGAGTAAATGAAAGCAGGTCGCGCTCTACGGGTTTAAGTAAATACTCTTTGATTTCATCATTTGTCAATCCCTGCCATGTGCGCTGTGGAAAAGGCTTTGGGTTTTTATCCGCAATCATCCTAAAAAAGTCATCTGGCTGTGCTTTTGTTTGCCAATAATGCACATCACACAATTCGCCTTGGTCAATATCATCCTTGTACAAATTGAAAGCATGGCTTCCGCATCTGTGGAATCCATCTTTCTCAACGTGTTTACATATCTTGTTCATGTGTTCTCTCCTCTCATTGCCATCAGTGTCGGGCGTGTCAGCACCATGCAGTAGTACGACTCGGATGCTCTCCATCCGATCTCGTCAAGCTCGATCGACTGTGTGTTGCTGTACAGATCTAATCGTTGAAGTTTGTGGTCGGGTATCACTGTGTGTTCAGTTGCAAGAATCATTGCTATCTTGGTCTTCAACTCATCCGGCAATGTGTCCTTGTCATACCTGCGGTGATACCCATCAGCGACGTACACAATGAAGTGATCTTCGACTCGGCGCAAGGGGACTCTCATCAAGTCCCATTTTGCTTTGTGTACAACAGGGGATAGGTCTTCACTCAGCATGGGGTTGCCATCCAGATGTAGTCGTAATGTGTGGCTTGACTATGATAGAAAAACACTGCGTCCAGATTCTCGTCATACATATCCTGCGCAGGGATGTAGCCGTTCTGCAAGCGATGCCCCTTACCCTCGTATGCAAGCTTGGTCATAGTCATCACAGGAATGAGATCATCACGCTCGGTGATGTCTTTATAACGCTTGAATGGCTCAACGATCTCATACTGTTTCTCCCCTGTAACTTTGACTTTGCCAACTATGAAGTGACCAAAACTATCAGCACCAATCATGTAGAAAGGATTGTGAAAGAACCGACCGACTTCTTCTAACTTCTTGACTTGTACTCTATCAGCTTCATTGTATTTGTCAAGTACAATTTTACATTTAAGTGTGTCGATTGTAATGTGATTACCACTAGGACTTTCCCCTAGATACGCACAGATCAACGCTTGTATCTCATTAGGAGAGAGTTCACCAGTTGACTTGTAAGCACTACCCATAGCCTTCTCCATGATGTCCTTTGCATCGGAAATCTTGCCCATCTTCTTGCCTAGTAACTTAGGTATATCAATGATTGCTTTGACTCGTTTGATGCTAGACATCAATGAAGATACTTTGACACTACGCAGTGTCTCCTTGTCCTCCTCACTACTGCCACGCTCTTTCTTGTAGTACGGTGTGCGATAGCAATACTCCAACTTGCCATCCCCTATTGTTTGAACAAACACCTTACCCACTGCCATGCCATTGGTGTGGCACATTTGAAACGCAGTGCCGTGTTGATACTCAGTTGTGCCAAGGACTTTCAAGTTGTACTTGAAGTTCAACTCACGCACCAGAGCAAACGCTTGATGATCTTTAATTTTTTGCTCAAGTTCTTCGCTCTCGAACCCTGCAAGAATATATCTGCTCATGATCTTCCCTTTCAGTTAGTGACCCAGCAATCACTGGGTCGTTGATTAATACTGCTGAACAATCTCGCCATTGACCTCGATGTCATACCCCCACACGCTCGGCGGGTAATTCTCATACATCCCGTACCGCACAGACGTGAACACCTCGGGATGCTCTTTGTAGATGCGGGTATTCATGTGTCGCTTAAGATTCTCAAAAATTTCATGCGGCTCAGACCGATGCCAGTTAGGGTGCATGATCTGATCTTCAATCCTTCCAACGCCCATCGACGTCGCATAGAGAATCATTGCATCAAGCGGTGCTTGATCTCGCAATTCTTCAGCAACCGCAAAGTCGTTGTCCCTTTTCTCATGTTCGTCAAGGACTTCCTTAGCTATACGCAAGAACGCATCCCTGTCCATCGCTTTGCACATGGTCTCGCTCACCTTGTAGAAGTGTTCGTATCCTGCAAGAACATCTTTGCCCACCTTGCGATTGACTTTCCGTCCGATGACGACGTACTCATCAAGCGAATTCATATCCCCCTCAGTTGATACTCTCATGTTCTTGAAGATCGGCATGATTCGGTAGAACTCTCTCTGCCCAAATTCCCACACCATGCCACCCCTGCGTGAGTCGTTCTTGAACCATCCGGTAGTGGCGTCGCTGAGAAACTTCTTCTCACCCTGCCCATACGGATAGTTGCCCTCGGCATTGAACTGAAAGTACTTGGGATACACAGTACCTAAGATATGGATAGGATGGTCATACCTGACGTACTTGGAACTCGCACTAGAATCTGTGTACTCATGTAAGTTCTTCTCACCCGCCGCCAACCCCGCATCGTATTCTTCCTTGGTAAGCTCGGTTGAGTGCCAACGAGTCCCGCACGTCACGTCAAATACTTTTACGCCATTCTCTTCTCTGACGTAGAAGTTCTGAAGATTACGCCTACGACTCCCGATTGGAAACCGATTGGCTGTGCCACGAAACGGCTTCTCTACCTTTGTGATCTGCTCTAAACGAGCGTAGTCAAATCCTCTCATTACTTTCTCCTTTAGTTGATTCTTCACCTAACCATAACAACACATCTCGCCACAGTCGTGAATTCTGTGCGTTGTTCTCTATCCTCTCCAAACAGTAGACGAAAGCAGAATCCCCCATGTCAATCAAGAGTTCCTCTGCTATCTCCTTGGACATACGATGACGCACGATTACCTCCTCTCCGCTACGGTACGCACTATTCAACGACGGTGCTCTGATCGCTTGAAAGATAAGTGACTTGAGCTTGTTGTCGAATGTCTTTGTCACGTCTTCTGCACCGTCCCAATAAGTTACCCTTCTCCAAGAGTAATCTTTGAATGGGTCTTCAGTCTTCACCGAACTTCACCAACTTGCCGACAGGCGGCTCAAACGATTTGTGTTCCGTCACCATCCAGAGTGTTGGGCTATGAATGTTCCATGTGATGTCGCTCTCAACGTAGCCATCAGTGAACACGATCACGCACTCGGCATTGATCTTTTGCTCGTTGATGTAATTGTTGACGCATGACACATGAGTACCACCTCCGCCCATCGGCTTGAGCATTGCGGCAATGCCTTTGTAGTCACCCTCGAACACTTGTTCACCATGCACGTCGGTATCCCACCACAGAATACGCACTTTGTCGGGCGAACACAGATCGCAAATAGAGACCAGTTCTGTAGCAAACTCAGTAATCTGCGCACTGCCGATCGACCCTGACGTATCAATGGCAACGACCACCTCGCCGATCGTCTCGTTCTCCATGCTTGGCAAGTAGATGTCATTAGCCATGTGACGCTTGTTCAGCTTACGCCATGTGAACTCATCCTTGCCCTTGATGGCACTCGCTACAAAGTCTCTCAACGCATCACGCCAATCAACCTTGGGTTCGAGTAAGTCGGAGATGGCTCGGGGAACTTTCGCACCCATGCGACCCGCCAACATCCCACCCTCACGCAACGCACGATCTATTGCATCGTTGATCTCCTTGGCTTGTTCATGCGTAATATCTTTCAGGTTGCTGAGATCATGTTCGTCTGAGTTAGAAAGATCATAGGTCTTGCCGTTGATCGTGATAGTGTCGCCATCACCATCGCCATCTTGCGACCCAGTGTCGGCTGGGTCGTTACCTTTCCCGCTACCTTTGCCGCCCTCACCCTTACCCTTGCAATGCTTCTTGAGATAGTTGTATACCTCACGCATTGACCAGTTGTCGAACATCGGGTCATACACGCCACCTTTCTCCAACTCCACGATACGCTCACTTGACCCACCGATCGTGCCTTTGATATTCACGATGATGCTATTCACTACGAAGTCAGCGGCAATGTTTGCGAGCTTGTGATTCTCAGTAAACATATCCTTACCGAACGGTAACTGCTTCAACGCCACGTGCAGGTTCTCATGCAAGACCAGACCACGAAGTGTTGGCTCGGTATTCATAACCGTCTCCAAGAACTTGCGACCATAGACCTTGTTGACACCATCGGTGTATGCCGTAGGACATCCACTATCGACGACAGTGCTAGTACCCATCAACATCACGCCTGAGTACAGCGCAGTCTCTGGGTGTTTCATCAGCGCAATGTGCGCCTTCTTCACTCGGGTTTCTTGTTTACTCATCTCTCATCTCCTTTTTAAATCCTTTGTATCCGACCTCAACATTGGCTAAGATATTCTCAAGCGGTACGCCATACACTAACGCACACTTGACAAGTGTTGTCGTGATCGAACCCATGACCAACCTCACATTGATCTCGTTGACCTCATCTGAGTCATCAACTCCTTTGTCGTCGATGTACTCAAGCTCAGGTGCAGTGATGACATCCATCAACTGATAGCACATCTCATCAAAAATCATTTGTTGTCTTGATTTCATCCCACTCTCCAATAAAACATATCTAACACAAGAACAACCATCGCTAAGACATAGACGACAGTCAACCACTTTGCTTCATTCATTTCGCAGTTACCTCCAACTCGAAACCATCCTCGGTCTCGGTCACCTTCACATTGCCCTTGGCAATACGCATGAAGATCTCTGTTGTTATGCGCCTGTGCATGTACAACTCGCCACGTAGTCTGAACCACATTGCAGTCATAACGCTGAACGCAACCAACAACACCAACTCCAACTCAGTAAAAGTTATCATTACCCAACTCCTTAGAATAATTCGTGATTGTTCTTAGCCCACTCAGCGATCTTGGCATTGTTACGAGCAAGACGCACTGCCTTGGGACTACGCATCATCATGGTGAAGAACACTGCTTGCACTTCGCTTGAGTCGATACGACCGACGAACTCCATGAACGATGTCAACTCGTCTTGCGTCGCCAATGTATCTACTGCTTGAAACATAATCATCAACTGCGCTGATATGTCTCTCGGCATAGTCACACTCAACGGGTTCTTCACGATGTCCTTGACATCTGTCAATGATTTCTCTAACGACATGAATGCCGCCATGTCCCCCGCCGCTGACGCACCGATCGTGCCCGACAGTGCAACCATAGTTGCGTTCTCGCCTATCGCATCACGATGCTTCACGATCACATCGCACTTCGCCAACGAACGAGGGGAACAGAACGACAACGCACCTGAGCTTGGCTTGAAGATGTATGGATTATCTTTCTGCATATCGCCCTCTGTATACGATGCCATGACCCTCGGGAACATCGCCACGAACGCACGAACAACACGTGAGACACCATTAGCTGTTGCCCACTGCAACCACTCATCAGCTGTGGGCTTAGCCATACGCACAATACATACACGATTCGCCGCATGAGCAAGCATCGAGTCACCCACGCCATCGCTTGCATTGTTAGATGTTGCAATGATTTGTGACCCAGTAGGCAGTGGGTCGTCACCTAACATTCTCTCCAACATCAGGCGGGTATAGATGATCTGCATCAACTTGGGAGACTTCATCAACTCGTCGAGCAAGATGACCTTGGGCTTGTGGCTTTTGGTATTGAACAACTCAGCAACGTAGTACTCCAACTGCTTGGTCACGTGGTTGGGGATAGTCATACCTATGTCGGACATATCTTTGACCGGACAGTCAACATAGATGTAGTCGTACTTGTCACCCTCAATGCCTGTGCCATCCTTGGGACTGCGCCACTTGTCACCATTGTCAGCCGCCATCATGGATAACAGGGAGGTCTTGCCACACCCGGGCTCAGACTGTACGACCACTGTCAGATCTGAAGCTATTAGCGGAATCATTTTCCGTAGTTCGTTGATGGTCACGGTATTCACGAAAGAAACTTTGCTCATTTGATTACTCCTTGGTTACTGAATTAAACACACTGAAAAGAACTGAATGGGTGAGGGGTGAGGTTGGGATTTCTACAACCAACTCCGCTTCGGGTTAACCTGCGAACCCCATTGTTGGTCAGGTAACGGACACCCCTCATAAACTTACACACACTGAAAAGAACTGAACTTACTGAGGATGCTGTCAACATCCTCTTTGACTGCCGTTCGCACAGCGTCACTCTCCCTAATGCCCTTGGCATCCACGTCTGCCAATGCTCTCTCAAGCGATGCTCTGGCTAACTCGAGATCTGGATCGGCGCTTAGGTTGAAACCCTTGAACGTCTCGCACATCTCCAACGCTTTCTGAATTGTGGTGTCGTAGATCTTGCGCTTACGAATCTTGGTCTCCCCTGTGTTGTCGTCAACGCCCAACTCGTCGTAGCCACAGCAATGACTGATCGACTGCATGACCTCGATGAACCTTGTTTTCTGAGCCAGCACCACCTCGGTCACTATGTTCTCGGCTTGCCGTGAATATGTCTCAAACAAGTCATCAGCGATGTCCGACGCAATGCCACAGCGGAAATCACTCATAGGCACTTCGCTCACATACAAATGCACACCGAACTTCGCTTGCAACTCATCGACCGCAGGGTAGTCGCTTCGATTAAACATATCTCCAGCCTTGAACGCCATGTCGGACACGATCGAACTGTATGACGCAATGAAATCATCAACCAACTTGTCGAATGTCGCTTGATGCTCGCCGAACTCTTGCTTGAACTTCGGCACATCAATGCTTGGTAACAAGTCGTTCGCATCATTCCAGCGATACGTCCTGCGCTTCGTCCAGTTATAGATTGTTTGGCGATAGTTGACGATCGCCTTGTGCTTGGGATGATCTGCCAACAGATTCTTCACGTACTTGCCCGCGTTGCGATTGGCTCGCTTTGAGTCAGCAACATCATTGCTGATGCCCCTGTCCTGTTTCGTTGCCGACCACACGTGGGTGTCGATGGATACCAACACCGCAGACGATGCCAAGCTTATGAGATGCTTTGGCTTTTGCAATTCCATGTTCATGCTTTCTCTCCTTTAATTAACAACCCAGCGATTGCTGGCCTCTTACTTACCAACCGAGACAGATTGCTTCCCGACTCAGTTATAAGTATAACACAACTTGACATATACGTCAACCCCTTTACGCAAAATAGTTGTTGGCGTGATGCCAGTTATTTACCAATCTCGCTCGATCGAACGGCTCATGTCCAACCAATCAAGGTCGTAGCTACCGCCCTCCTTATGCTCGATGTCGTCATACTCTTCACCGATGCGCAGGAACATATAGGCGATCTCTGAATGGTTGTCCTCATCGTTCGCCCACTCGTCGGCAAGCTCGATCAACGCATCGTGGCATTTCACATCGGGGTAGTCGGTGTACCACTTCACATTGTCAGCAGAGAAATTAATTCGGTATCGTCCCTCGTCCACGATGAACCCATTGCCCCCACTCCAGTTCTTTTGTTCCTCACTGAAACATGGGGCGGTAGCTGCCCTAGCCTTAGCTTCAGCTATGAATGTATAAAACGATTGCTTGGCTCGCTCGTCATCAGTCGTGAACCTGATGGTGTATGCCACTTCTGATCTATATCCCATTGCTTTACTCCTTCTCATGTGTTGTTGAATCTTCTTCGCTTGCGCTATCGTGCGCTCGGGTCTTATCCACAGTTGTTTCACCTATGTCTCCTATCGCCTTGGCTAAAAGAATCATCAAGTCCTCGTCGGTCTGATACCCATGTGGCTCGTCCTCATCGTCGGACATCACCTCGTATGGGGCATCTATCCGTGAATAGAACAACTGACCACAGACCACGCTCACCCCTTTCCCATTCGGGAACTTGTACTTGGCGTAGAAGTGACCGCCTAGCTTTTTTTCAAACCTACCGCTAGGATGCCGCCCACTATCAACTATGAATTCATCGTATGGCAGGGCGGGTCTGTCCCTGTCGATCGGCAGAAAGACTGCCTCCATGTGGCTCATGTCATCTCGTCTCATCAGATCACCCTCCCCAATTTCTCCAACACATACTCACGCATCAAGGCATACGCCTCGTCCTTGCGCCCCTCCCTGTCGTGTAACCATATCTTGGTCAACGTCTCGGTCTCGTCAAAGCTCACGCCTTGCGTACCTCGTTCTTTCAACTCCTCGACCAAGTCCTCGGTGTCGAACTCGCTCAAGTCCACGTCTACCTCGACCTCTGTGTAAATTGTTTTGGTACTCATCTGTGAAACCCTCCTTTGTTGTTGATACCTTTCAAGTCAGCCATGTCAGTCAGCATCACGTAGTTGCTCTTGTGCATCGGCACGACAGTGCGCACGACTTGCTGTGCCACCTTGTCCCCGCATGGCAGACAGAACTTGTAACCAAGACCCCAGCGTTGTCTGGAGTACTGATCGCCGCAGTTGCGGCACTGTGGTGTGTGGTTCTCATGGCTCATAACTTCATCTCCTTTTGTTTCACCAAGACCTCGTACCCCAACACTTGTATGCGCTGGATGTCTCGGGGCAGTAGCGTGGTTGTCCCTGCGATGTCGGCAAAGATCTTTGCCTTGTCACACACTGGGTAGATCTTGGACTGACCATAGACCTCCCTTATCTCGACTGTGATATTCATTACTCATCCTTCCATGTCATGACCATCTGCAACACACCCTCGGGTGCGGTCTCAACCACCTTGTCGTACTGTCCCCATGCCTGACACGCAGGGCACTCGGCATCATGCTCGGGGCAACGCTCGCCCCAATAGAACAACATCGCTTCGTGTATTGCATTGCGCTCAGAATGCTTGTCCATTGTTCACCTCCTTCTCTTGAAGCCAATAGTGAAACCCACGCCCCTCGTCAGCTTCCTCCATGTGGCGTAAGACTTTCTCTGCCATTACCTTATGGGCAAACACATCCTCAATCCAAGGTCTCTGTGTGTCACTGCCCCACAATATCCAAACTAATCTCATGTTCATTCCCCTGTGTAAGTCGATTGGTCGTGCATGATCTCAACAACGTAGTAGTCGTCGGGTGTCTCGGTGTAAAACTCTCCCTCGGTGCAGACCCAGCACTCGTAGAACGCCAACGCCCTGTCCATGTATGAGCGATAGGGGAAACCATTCTTCATCAGCAGATAAACCTTTATCTCAGGCTTAACACTAATCACCGGCAGGCTCACCTCATGAGCTTGCAGTTCGTCGAGTATGCAATGTATGGCTTGAAGTTCTTCTGGTGTTGGCTTGAAGTTCTCCATGAGGACTCGCAACTCGTCGTCGTTGGGGCAGTCTTGATCTGCACGATATGCCATCTCGATGGCAATGTCTTTGAAACGTCCCATAAAATTCTCCTTGGTGATAGATAGCAACCCAGACATGGCTGGGCCGCTGATTGAAACAACTGTGTGATTAAAGAATGTCGTAGCCAGTGCAGAACTGGAACAACTCAACGTCGGACATGGACTCGGTAATGGTCAAGCCCTCATGCTCGTCGTCAATGTCTTGGAACTCGTCGAAGTCGTGACCTCTGTCCAAGAACTCTAAATTCTGATTGAAATACGCATCGGCACGCATTGCATCACGACGCATGGTCTCGGTGAGATCTGTCTGCGCATGGTTGTAAACAGTGCGTGGCTTGTGCAAGCGGATGATGGGGCGTGTTACCGATTGGGGCAACACAGGGGCAACGAAATACATTCTCATGACTATCTCCTAAATGGTCAACAACTTGAAATAACAACCCAGCAACTACTGGGTCACTGATTAGAGTCGGTTAAGCTTTTCTTCCCCGACCCAATTCATAGTATAGCACAACTTGACATATAGGTCAAGTGTTTATATAAAATAGTTAATCCAGCGGTTTGTTCTACGTGTTCTAGGTTTGTTCTATTTTCCTATGTAAAGTTAGAACAAAAATGGGTATTACTTGAAGCGGGTTTTGTGCTGTTTCTGTAAGGGGAAGTATTATTATTTTATAAAATAAATAGATAGATATGAAACTTGTTCTAATGTTCTACTGTTTTTAGAGGGGATACGGTTTTATTTCGATTTTTTCCGATGCGAGTTTGCACTCAGCAGGTAAGTCTTGATCTTGCAAAAATCTTCAAAAATAAGACCCCTATGCTCAAAATCGTAGAACATTAGAACAAAAAAAAATTCTTCAATGCTGACAAGGGGTTACAAGCGTTTTTCTGTTCTACTCGACCTCATTTGTTCTACTCTTTTTTTAGAACATGTATAGTTAGCTCGGAGAAAACACTGTTTTACATCAGCTAAGTTTCTCAGAAAATAACTTTGTAGGTTTGTGGTGGCATCGCTAAAGTTTATAAGAACTGATGGACAAGGATTCTAACTAGCGACCCAGCCATTGCTGGCCTCTTAAATAAGTTTCTTGTGCCATGCTACCCGATCGACTCGCGCGCGAGGAAATATAACTGGTTTCAAATAGGCAAAAAAAATCCCGCATGGCGTGAACCATGCGGGATTTAATCTAACTTAGGGTTTCCACTTAGCTAGGAAAGCAATGATTGCTTCATTCAACCTTGCTTCATCAGCCGTGGCATCGCCTCGCCGTTTAGAGTTTTTGCACTTATCTTTCATTGCTGGGATGACACCCTTTTTAGGGTCAGTCAGCCATTCAGCAAAATCTAGATTGGGAGCCCGTGGCGTAGGATTATCTTTCTTAAGGATATCCCTAGCTTTGCCCTTAAGGTCAGACAATGCGCCCTGACAATAGTCATTGATGCTGCTTCTGATCGGTTGCATCAGTGCATACATTGCTGGCTGAGACAATTTCAGTTTGCCAAACTCTTGCTGGGTGTAGCTGAAAATGTGGTGCATTCCAATTTCAACCTTTTCAACCTTTTTATTTTTAACCATGTCAGCCGTGGCTTCGACATAATTCCCGTCGATCACCGCATACAGTTTTGCGGGATGTGTTGCATCCCAGCGTTGACGATACCCAGTGTAGAGCGCCGCTCTAGCTTCATCAGAGACATTCTCAGGAAAGCCCACAATCCGATCTATTGCAAATCGTGCGTGAGATGTAAGTGCATCACCAGTACCAGCCTGAGCAAAGCCCAATTCGATTAAGTCTTTCATTTTGAATCCTATTCAAAGGTTTGTCCCGATCAGCGAATCCGATCAGGTAAAACCATATTAGCTGATGCGGCGGTATAAGTAAAGTTTTGTGGAGGGAAATGACTTAAATAGCATCCCAGCCAGTACTGGGACGTTAAATAATGTTTTTGCTCACGCACTCACTCTCCACGCGCGCGAGGAAATATAACTGGTATCAAAGTCAAGGCGAAAAAAAAACCCTGCAAGGCTAACCTTGCAGGGTTCGGGTAGATCGGTTAACCGATCAATACAGCCTTAAATGCGACGATCGCTTTATCAAGCTTTTCGGGGTCAGCGGTCTTGTCACCGCGTTTTTTTGCAGTCTTGCATCGTACCCGCATAGTCTCTAATACGCCAAGGGTTTCAAGCTTGCCGTTGACTGTTTCTTTACGATCGACCCAGTCGATAAAGTCTAGGTTCGGTGCGCGTTCGGTTGCACCTGCCTGTTTCTTTATGATTTTGCGTGCCCGACTTTTCAGATTACCTAAACAGCCCGACATAAAGTCGTTAACAGGTTCGCGCCAAGATTTCAAGACCGCGTACTTTGCAGGGTCTGTAGATCTAAGCTTGCCGTATTCCTGTTGAGAATACGAGTAGACAACGTCTACACCGATAACGACTTTTTCTTTTACCTTGTCTTGCATATCTTTATCAAGACTATCAAGTAACAGATAATTGCCGTCTACGATGCCGTAAGTAACAGGCGCGTGCTTGTCGTTATAGCGCATCATGTAACCCTTGTACAATTTAGCCTTAGAGTCGTCGTCGATCTTTTCGGGAAAACCGTCGATTGAACTAATAGCGTATTTCGCTTGGTTGTCTGAGGCATCCTCAGTCTTGCCCTGTTGATAACCAAGGTCTATTAACGATAATATCGGGGCATCCAAAGCGATGGACAAGGGGTTGACCGCGTAAGCGATCGGGGTTTTTTTGGCTGTTGCCATTGTTCATTCTCCTAAAATTGAACGTTGAAAAATATCGGTGCGGATCTGCAACCGACAAATACAGTTTGACAGATCGGGGTTGAAAAGTCTAGTTTGAAGCAGGGAAACCCGCTATTTAGCGATCCAGCAACTACAGGGTCACTATTTAGCGATCTTGCCCGCACACGCACGCCACACACGCGCGACGAAATATAACTGGCATCAATAGGCCAAAAGAAAGGGAGCCGAAGCTCCCTTCCCTTACATCGCCTGCATCTGGTGCTTGGTCATGTGGATCGCAACCCACAGCAAGTACAGCGCTCTTACAGTACCTACGTCGCGCCGCGCTTCATAGAAAGCATAGGCTTTGCCGTAGTGCCTGACGTTGTCCCGTACGTCGAACGGTGATATGAATAAAGACATATCGTTTCCTTTCAAAGCGGGGGCCGAAGCCCCCTCTGGTTAGCGGTAGTAACGCACCGCGACACGTTGACCAAATAGGTTGGTCACCTTGCTGAACTGCTGCTTGGCTACCTTGTCCTTGCGGCTGTGCAAGTACATCCAAGTCAGTGCCTGCGACTTAGTCCACGACTTGTGCGTGGTAGCCACGCGGTCAGTCAACTGGATCACTGTCGTGTACACACCATGTGTACGCAACCAACGGGTGAGAGCTTTAAACATATATCCCTTTCGTGTCTGCCTCAGACCATCTGAAGCATTGAATATAGATTAGCAGATGTGGAGCTGAAAAGTCTAGTTTGGAGCAGGGAAACACCCCAAAACCCCCGCCCTGCCTGCCCCCCACCCCCCTAAATTAAAATGAGCCTCTCCCACGCCCCCATACCCTCTGAACAACACAAATAACCACATATTTTTCAAAAATCCAACCAACTAATATGTCAAGTTAAGAAATGGCGACTTTCCGCTGCGTGTAATTCGCCCCAAGTAATAATTCTTGGCTTTCGTGTAGTCGCCGCCCAGGTATGTGTAATTTGTTGAATTACACAGGGCCACTCGTCCGAAAAGGTCAGGCTACCCCCACCCCCCTATCGAATTACACATCCCGTAGCAACTTGGAAAAACGAAATGACCCCCGGGTAGGATTCCTTACCTCCTCTTGCACTAAGATATATTTATATGTTACATTTGCCTAACTGCCGGAGATTCCGCTTACATGTCAGAACAGATCATGCCTTATATAGAGGAAAACATCCCTCTGCCCAAGAACGCCTCAGATGCGTTCCCTGACCTGTCCCCGTCTGAAGAACTCACCATGAGAGCCAACGTGGTGAAGCTGATGTCTGACTTAACAGGCCATCCCCTTGCCCCCACACAAGAGAACGCCAATCAGGCAAGAGAGATTGCTAAGCAGATGATTTCAGATCCGACGCTCAGACCTGACTTCTCTAAGTACCCCAACGAGACCCTTGCCATGCTTGCCGGTATGGTAGCTCAGATGAACGTGTCCATCGTTGAAGAGTTGTCTGACTTAAAGATGTATGTGGTCAACAAGCTGGTAGCAGAGATTGAAAGTGCCAAGGACGCCAAGACCCGGGTAGCAGCACTATCTAAATTAGGTGAGATTGATGGTGTCGATGCCTTCAAGAAGCGCAGTGAAGTGACGCATAAGATCATGTCGATTGAGGAAGTTGAAAAGGAACTCTTGGATACCCTGACTAAACTCGAAGACAAAGCGATAGATGTTGAGGCCCGCGAAGTTGTCCGGGGCGAAGTTAAAAACGGATGACTGCACTTCCACAACTCTCTCCAGAACAACTGTTTAAACTACGGCAAGCCCTGCCGACGATGCCCGAGAAGCAGAAAAGGCGCACTCTTGAGCTACTGAAGACCTACGATGCCCAGATGACACAGACTTTGAGCAAGGAGAGCTTCCTTGACTTCGTCAAACACGTCTATCCGGGGTACAAAGTTGGCCCTCACCACCTGAAATTGGCCCAAATCTTCGAGGATATCGCCAATGGCAAGAAGAAAAGGGTGATTGTAAATATTGCACCCCGCCACGGCAAGTCAGAATTGATTTCATACCTTGCTCCAGCATGGTTTTTGGGCAAACATCCTCAGAAAAAGATCATCATGGCCTCCCACACTGCCGATTTGGCGGTGAATTTCGGTCGTAGAGTGCGAAATTTGGTCGGAATGGAGACCTACAAGGACATTTTTCCGCAAGTTGAGCTGCAAGCTGACTCGAAATCGGCTTCCAGATGGGGTACAAACTTCCAAGGAGAGTATTTTGCAATCGGTGTGGGTGGCGCTCTTGCTGGTCGAGGTGCTGATCTATTCATTATTGACGATCCTCATTCGGAACAAGACGCTAAAACTGGGCGAGCTGATGTTTTTCTTCCTGCTTGGGAGTGGTTCCAGTCTGGCCCTCTTCAGCGTCTTATGCCCGGTGGCGCGATCATTGTTGTGATGACTCGGTGGTCGAAACTGGACTTGACAGGGATGATTGTCAACCAGATGAACCGCGAAGAGGGTGTCGATCAGTGGGAAGTGGTTGAGTTTCCGGCAATTAAGCCCGATGGAGAGGCACTTTGGCCTGAGTTCTGGCCCGTTGAGGAGCTTTATGCGAAGAAAGCTGCACTTGATGTGCGGTATTGGAATGCCCAATACATGCAGAACCCCGTTTCAGAAGAAGGCGCTCTTATTAAGAGGGAGTGGTGGAAGATCTGGGACAAAGAGGAGCCACCCAACTGCGAATTCACCATCATGAGTCTGGATGCGGCGCAGGAAGCCACAAACCGGTCAGATTACAACGCATTGACGACGTGGGGGGTCTTCTTCAATGAGGAGACGAACAATTACGCGATCATCCTGCTCAACTCAGTCAAGAAACGGCTGGAGTTCCCAGAGCTGAAAGCCTTGGTGATCGAGGAGTACAAAGAGTGGCAGCCAGATGCGTTTATGGTGGAAAAGAAGTCCAACGGCGCGGCGCTGTACCAAGAGTTTAGGCGTATGGGTATACCCGTAGGGGAGTTCACCCCGGGCAAGGGGCAAGACAAGATCGCCCGTGTCAACGCAGTTTCCAGTTTGTTCCAAGGGGGCGTGGTCTACGCGCCGGACAGACGATGGGCGAAGGAGGTCATAGAAGAATGCAACGACTTCCCTAGCGGAGCGAACGATGACTTGGTAGACTCCACAACACTGGCTCTGTTGAGATTCCGGCAGGGTGGCTTTATTCGTCTGGATACTGATGAGCCAGAAGACAATTTCATGAAAAAAATGTTTCGCAAAAAAGCGGCATATTATTAAGGGCACATCATGGCAACCGGACTAAAACAGTACAGTGGAGATCAAGGGTTAGCCCCCTATGGGTTACGCCACTCTGGTGAAGGGGCCAAAGGGAAAGGTTATTTTGGCGAGCTTCCGGCTAAAGACGGGAATGTTGCGACTGAGATATCTTCTGACAATGATGAGGGAGAGTACCCGCTTATTGTCCCGACACTAACAGGAAAAGAACTTAAACATCTTTTGGCAGATAAGAAGCCTACAGATAAGATATATGATAAAGCGGAATCATGGGCGCGTACCCGTCGTAAAAGTGGCAAGAGTCCGTTTGCTGATCCTACAGAATTAAGAATGCCGATCCCTAAGAAAAAGGGCGGTGTAGTATCAGCTTCTTCCCGTGCAGATGGCATAGCCAAACGGGGCAAGACTAGAGGGAGAATGGTCAAGTGACTACACAGAAGTTTATGGGACGCAATCAGTTGGTTGATCGACTTGCAGCACAAGTGGGCAACAAGGATACGGCGATCGCCATACTTAAACAACGTGGGCACATGAAAGATGATGGGTCACTGACAGCAGCAGGACAGAAGCGCAACATGATGACTGCTGAAGAACGGGCAAAAGATCGTGCGGTGAAACGCACAGGTCACTCCGCGAAAGATTTTACGTATTCAGCTCGTACAAACCGAGCAACTCTAAAGGGTAGATGATGGCAACAAACATGGACAAATCAGTCTATACAGACGCACCTCAGGGCTTGGAACAACTTGGTGACGAGCAAGAGCCGATTGAGATCACTATTGAAGACCCGGAGGCTGTGAATATTAAAGGCCCGGGCTTTGAGATTGATATGGAGGAGGCTGAGGACGAGGACGAGTTCAACAAGAACTTGGCTGAAGAGATGAGCGAGGATGACTTGATACGCTTATCTGGGGACTTGGTCGGTGAGTATGAGGCAGATATTGCCAGTCGTAAAGATTGGATACAGACCTACGTGGATGGCTTAGAACTCTTGGGTATGAAGCTTGAAGAGCGTATGGAGCCTTGGCCCGGAGCGTGCGGCGTGTTCCACCCCATCCTGAGTGAGTCTGTGGTTAAGTTCCAAGCTGAGACCATGATGAGTACTTTTCCGGCGGCGGGGCCGGTCAAAACACAGATTATTGGCAAAGAAACACCGGATAAAAAGAAAGCGGCTGAGCGCGTGCAGGTGGATATGAACTACCAGCTTACAGACGTTATGAAGGAGTTTCGCCCTGAGCATGAGCGTATGTTGTGGGGTTTGGGTCTGGCGGGCAATGCGTTCAAGAAGGTGTACTTCGATCCCAGCTTGAATCGTCAGGTCTCTATGTATGTGCCAGCCGAAGACGTGGTTGTGCCGTACGGGGCTTCAAGTTTGGACTCTGCGGAACGTGTAACTCACGTGATGCGCAAGACAGCCAACGAGTTGAAACGTCTCCAACATGAGGGTTTTTACCGAGACGTGGACTTGGGCGATCCAGTCAATGTCATGGACGAGGTGGAGAAGAAGATTGCTGAGAAGCTTGGCTTCAGAGCATCTGAGGATGATCGTTTCAAGCTCTTGGAGATGCAGGTCGAGATGGACTTGCCCGGCTACGAGCATACGGACGATGATGGAGATGAGACTGGGATAGCCCTGCCTTACATCGTCACTATCGAGAAGAGTTCGGGTGAGGTGTTAGCGATCCGCAGAAATTGGAGGCCAGAAGATGAACAATGCCTTAAACGTACTCACTTCGTGCACTACGGCTATATACCGGGCTTTGGATTTTACTGTTTCGGCCTTATTCATCTTATTGGTGCTTTTGCCAAGTCTGGCACTTCTATCCTTCGTCAGTTGGTTGACGCTGGTACGTTGTCTAATCTTCCCGGTGGTTTTAAAACGCGTGGTCTACGCTCTAAAGGAGATGACACACCGATAAGTCCCGGGGAATTCCGTGATATGGATGTCCCAAGTGGCTCCATCCGCGACAACATCATGCCCCTGCCATACAAAGAACCAAGTCAGGTTCTGGCTGCTCTTCTCCAAACAATCATTGATGAAGGCCGCAAGTTCGCTGGCACTGTTGACCTGCAAGTGGCTGACATGTCTGCCCAGTCCCCGGTCGGGACAACGCTGGCAATCTTGGAGCGTCAACTCAAAACCATGAGTGCAATTCAAGCGCGTGTCCATTATTCAATGAAGCAAGAGTTCAAGTTGCTCAAGGATATCATCCGCGACTACACCCCTACAGAGTACAGCTACGACCCAGAAGAAGGCGGTCGTCACGCCAAGCAGAGCGACTATGACTATGTGGAAGTGATTCCAGTCAGCGATCCCAATGCAGCAACGATGGCTCAAAAGGTTGTTCAGTATCAGGCGGCTCTTCAGTTAGCCCAGACTGCGCCTCAGTTGTATGACTTGCCCCAGCTTCATAGACAGATGCTGGACGTGATTGGCATTAAGAACTACCAGAAATTGATACCAGTTGCAGAGGACATGAAGCCGCGTGACCCAGTCACAGAGAACATGAACATACTCTCCAATAAGCCGGTCAAGGCTTTCTTGTATCAGGATCATAAAGCACACATCGCTGTTCACATGGCGGGTATGCAGGATCCTCATGTACAAGAGATGGTAGGCCAGAACCCTCAAGCAGCGCAGATGTTGCAGGCAGCTATGTCAGCACACATTGGTGAGCATTTAGGTATGGAGTACCGTAAGGAGATTGAGCAACGAATGGGTAGGCCGCTTCCTCCTTATAACGAGGATAAAGACGAAGTCGAGATGTCACCAGAGGTGGAAGTTCAAGTATCTCAGTTAGCGGCGCAAGCGGCTCAGCAGTTATTGCAGCAACACCAGCAAGAATCTCAACAGAAGAAAGCTCAACAGCAAGCTCAGGATCCGCTTATTCAGTTGCAGCAACAAGAGTTGCAGATCAAGCAGCAAGACCTACAGCGCAAGTCTCAGAAAGACATGGCTGACATGCAGGCCAAGATGGCTCAGATCCAAGTTGAGATGAAGCGTATTGAGGCCAATCAGGAGACAGAGGGAGCCAAGCTTGCATTGCAACATCAGAACAATGAGAACCAGCGGCAGACTCAGCAGCAAGAACAAGGGTTCCGTATGGGCATTGAGATGACTAAGCATAGAGAGCAGTTGAGCCATCAGTCACAACAGCAAGACAAACAGCAACGTAATCAACCTCCGGTAAAAAAGGATAAATGATGCTGCACGAAGTAAGACAAGCGCTGGAGTACACAGCGAAACAAATTGACGAGAAAGTCAAACAACTCGAAGATGCCTTGGGAGCGCGAGCTGCTAGGTCATACGACGAGTACTGCGGGATGTGTGGGGAAATTACAGGTCTGCTCACCGCTCGTAGATACATCACAGACCTGACGAAAAACATGGAGAACTCGGATGAGTGAAACCTTAGATCTTGGACTGGCAGTCGATTTATCGGCAATCATGCACAAGAA